ACAAGCAAATGCACCAGAACAAGCAAATGCACCAGAACAAGCAAATGCACCAGAACAAGCAAATGCACCAGAACAAGCAAATGCACCAGAACAAGCAAATGCACCTCAACAAACACCACCGCGCAGGGTAAGAAGACCACCGCCTACAAAAGAAGAATTTGCAAAAGCAGAACAAGAAAAGGAACAAAAAGCAAAAGAAGAACAAGAAAAGGAACAAAAAGCAAAAGAAGAGAAGAATATAACTGCAGAAAAAGAACGAGAAAAGAAACAAAAAGCAGCGAATAAAATAATAAATGACGTTACAGTACTAGATAGAGCAATTATCAGTGTAAATAGAAACGAGACAGTAAGATTGTTAAACGACGGAGCAAATCCAAATCTGAAATCTCCAGGCACTGAATATACCTCACTACTTATAGCTTTTAATAAGTTCACCACATTAACGATTGAAAAAAAAGACATTACTGACATAATTATTATAATAAATAACCTATTAGAAAAAGGTGCAGATCCTAATGTCGGTGAGTATTCAAAATCCTCAGACGGCGACAATTATAGAATATCACCTTTTGCGATTGCATGTTTATCGTTGATAAGTTTATATGAAGTAAATAACGAAAATAAATATATTTCTGGTATAGTAGAAGTAATGCGTTCCTTAATAAAAAAAGGTGCTGATATTGAAATTTTAAAAACAGATTCTATAAAACATTTTCTAATGAAAATTTTGAAATCAGATAATAAATACGAACCGCTACTAAATGAAATTTTAAAAAAAATGAATGGTACGCCGAAACTGCCGGAACAGTCAGAATGGCATCTACCGAAACTGCCGGAACACTCGGAATGGCATCTACCAAAAGGTGGTAAAAGGAGAAAAACAAGCAAAAATAAAAGTAACAAAAAAAAGAAAAGGAAATCAGTAAAAACACGATAAATATATGTATACCTCGTTCCTTCCGTTTACACCCTTGAAGATTTAAAATGGGACGTTTTTAGAGCGTCCCACTAGAGTTTCAAGGGCAACGTTGCCTATGCTTCGCAACAAATCAATTAAAAGGCAAACCACCATAGGTGGTTTGTCCCATTTTAAATGTTCATCGGTGTATATAAAATCACATTGAAGATGAACCACTGTTCAAGGATCATAGATTTCCTCATTTTCTTCATCGAGATCGCTAATACTATCATTATCCTCATCACCACTATCGCGTTCGACACTCATTTCAACATCAACAATTTGTATTTCCATAACAGGATTGTGATCTACATTACGGGCAACAGAATCGCTATCAGATTCGCTCGGGTCACGATGCTCTCGAACAGGCTCTGCATCATCCGCATAATCTTCAACGACCAAATGTGAAGTCGCGAATTTCGATAAAGTATTTTCATATCTGAATCGTTTATGCGTATCATTGAAAGATACAGTTCGACCAGATAAGTCGATATACTTACGACCAAATAGAGGGTTATACCGATAAAATTCAGTTAACGATTTTTTTAAACGGTGCTTATACATCTGTTTTAACATAACATCGAAAGAAAACGACGCAAAATAATACATCATTAAGTAAGGTCTCATAATCGAAACCAATCGTTCTTTCGGGAAATCAACATCAATCACGATTTTATGTCGACCACATAGAATAGTCCGAAAAATCTTCAAAATTGTATCATAAGCAACCCTTTTATCCATGTTTTTTACATATTGTTTAATATAAGCAGTTTGAATTAATACCGTATTCTCATCTTTGAAACATCCGAGATGAAAATTAGACATGAAATATTGTTGAAATAGCGGTGACATATGAATAATACGCGACTTCATGAAGAAGTAAATATTATACAAATCCGCCTTTTGAAATGGTATATTATTATAAGGATTTTTTATGGGGATTGGTTCAGTGAAGAACCAAGGCGAATTCGATAGTGCAGTATCGATAATACGCTTCAAGTCAGAAACTGTAAAGAGGTAGAGCTGTCCATGTTGTAGAATAGAAATGACATTTTTATCGGTACGAGAGATAGGATTCATAAACATATCTTCGCAGTTACGCTGAGGTGAAATACGAATTTTGACAATTCTGGCAAAACGAGATAATGCATGATAAATTCGCTGCGCTTTACAGAACGCCGACACAAAAATGGTTCTTTGTTCATCGTTAACAAAAGGGTTTTTGATAACACTCGCCATATAAGAGAATTTGCATTTTCCGCTTGGAAAATAAGATAATAAGATATTAGACACATGTTCATCCGGAAACGACAAGATAGCCTGATCTAATATAAATTCTTTTTGCATGGTTCTTCTTACAAATGGAATACCTAAGTGTTTACCAGCTTTGCTTTGTTTATGAAGAATAAAGCCAAAAGTATCTCTACTCGTTTTTGCAGGTATAGTTTCAATAAGCGTTTTGAATGATATAAGTGAATCATTCGTAACCAAAGACAATGGTTTCGATGCATCAAATACGAAAGATGGAGTCATTTTATAAAATATATTATATTGTTTTTATAATATATTTTGATTATGTAATTTAATAATTCAATTTTCTTTGTTCAGAAATCATTGTTTCGCGTGAAATTATGCACCAACTTCTTGTACAAAGTCTTATAAACATTCTGTAATTTATCGAATTTCATGTTAAATTTACCATCCATATAATTAGGTAATATATTCTCAACAACACCCTTATCTTGTAAAACTGTGGCGCGCATCATATCCGTAGTGACATAATTACCCAAATAATTATATAACTCACATAAAAATGAATCCTTCAACGAGTTCTTTCTCCAAAAATTACGATATGTTTTCACGAAAAGACGGCTATGTGTCTGATTAATAGGTAATGCGAATGTAACTACTGTGCTGGTGAATTCCCCAAATTTCACTCTAGCGACCGTAGTATGTGGTAATATAAATTCGTTTTCTATTGTAATATCATTAAATTCGAATATCCGTTTTGCTATAGATTGTTCTCCTGATTGATACTCATAAACGGTTTTATAATGGTACGGATAATCCAAAACCAAATAGGGAGGTACTTCTTTCGTAGGACTAGGTTTTGCTCTATTACCGAACGTATGAACAAATCCAATATGCATGACATCGAGCGAATTTTCGCTAACTAAACGCGCATATGATTTAAATGGTACATTTAAAAAAATGGTTGAAAAGAGGTCAGGACGCTTGGCTTCTTCTTCTACGAAGATGCCATCAGAATAATTCGATATAACAATTCCGTTTTTCTCCAACAATCGATTACTAACAGTATTCATATAAATCCACCCATTTTTTTCGACAACATTATAATTATCAATATTTTGACAGGGTGTATTCGTAAAATTCAGGCCAGGAACAACCGTAAGTGTTCCGTTACAGTCGAATTCATAACCATGATAAGGACAAATCACATTACCATTGTATAAGTGTCCACCAGATAATGAAGCGCCTCGATGACTACAGCTGTCATCTATCGCGTAATATGTATTGTTTGTTTGCCATACGACATAGTCGTGATTCCATATAGTTACTTTATTGAGCTTGTTTTTACGCATATGCTTAGTTTCACCAATAACATACCAATGAAGATGATAACGGTTGATTTCAGATGAGTCCGAAAGCGTCATAACAGTAGACATTTTGTTACTTATTGGCACGCGTATATGTTGGTTTCTAGACTTTTGCATATTTGAAATGCGCAATGGTGTAAAACTTAGACTAAAAAGACCCCGCGCAGCTACCAATAAAAACAAGAAAAATACATTCATACTATATTATATACATATATAACGAAAACTTTATTATATTTCGATAAATAATATATATATACACACTTACGTCAGTTTATTTGGTTTTCCTGAAAATGCAGAATACCCCTTCAATAACTTGGAATATTTCGTTCCTATTCGACTAGTATGCTGTATAGTATTTTGCGACGCGTCATTAGTAGGCTTTGCAGAGGTAGCTGTGCGTACAACATGCTCACGCTCGTTTTCTACGAATTCCACTTCACAGTCGGTATTAAATAAGGAGACACAAGGCTCAGGAAAAACATCATGTATATATAGTAAAATATCAGTGGATTCGTGTCGAATTTTTATAGTAGTATGTTTGGTCAAACATGTGAACTGTTTGAGAGCGACTTCTAGCGCGGTTTTTATATCGGCACATCGAAATATGTCCTCTGTTTTTGGTAATAAACATACTTTGGTTGCTTTGACTAGATTTACATGTTCTAGTGTAACAAATGCACCTTCACTGATACCTAATTCATGTATAAGCCATAAAGGTAATAATACTATATTTTCATCAGCCGAGAATTCAAACACGCCTGAATGATATTGTTTACCAGAATCGGTGGTTATACGAAACGTAAGGGGGTCTCCAGATTCCATCAGATGAATGAATGCATATAAAAAATTTGACGGTAAAATGATTTTATCGCCTTCTTCATAATCGAACTTGTTCATAGAATACATGGAATAACAAATACAGTGGAAGAGCATTATGGTGCTATATTATATTATAATAGATGTATATTATTATATGGATAATAACATACAAATTATTTCTGTTTTCTATTGTCATTATTATTATTTTTTTTGACCTCTTCTTGTAGTAATTTTATATTTCGGTCGAGCCCTTCGATTTGCCGACTCAAATCTTCGTGACAAGGATATAATACCTTCATTTGAAAACGTAAAGCAATAGAACTGACAATAAGACCTGCCGCAGGTACCAAAGATGAAAAAGGTATTCGTCTGAACATACTATAGTATATATATATTTATTTATTTTACACCTTTTTAGAATAAATAAATATTTTCAAACTCGTAAAATAATATATTAGTTATATATATGAGTTCTAATAATTCTTTTAGTGAAGAAGAAAAAAATAATTCTTATAGTAAAGAAGAAGAAGAAAAAATAAAGCAATTTAAATCATTTATCGATGAAAACGAAAAGAACACAATACCCATCAGCAGTGAAATTACCGATATAGAAAATAGCATAAAAAAAGATTATGAAAAAAGAGATAAAGGCTTTAGGCTAAAATCTGACTTTGAGAACGATATAACAGAGTTATTGGAGATAAATCGTAATTATAGGATGAGTGATTCACTGCAAACTTCGCGTTATTATGATGGTCGTTATAATGATTGGATAAATGAAAATAAAGCTATTATCAGAGAAAGACGAAGTCAAATTAGAGACATAGATGCAACAATCAATGATATCGAAAATAGAATAAATGAAAAAGAGGACCTTATTTACGAAAAGAAAAAAGGATTGAACAAATTAAGAAAAAACATAGGAGAAGCTTCGGATGAAAGAGATAAGATAATATGGAAAGATAGAGATGAAGAAAGTAAACGTATTAATGAACTAAGAGAGCAAGGTCTGGATGAATTTGGAGACCGATTCTTAACTGGTAAATTTATTAAACCGAATTTAGAACCAGAACCAGAACCAGAACCAGAATCGAAATCTTTATGGTCAAGAGTTTTTAATAGAAGTACACAGAAAAAGGGTGGCAAAAGAAGATCGAAAGGTAAGTCGAAAAAGGGCGGCAGAAGACGTCGTCACACAAGAAAACACCGTAAATAATGCCACATTTACAAGTTCAAGTTACTCAATTCCTCACCTGAAATAGTTTTACGCTTAATCAACACATCTTTGAATTTTTCGATATTCCAACGTTGTGAAACGATAATATCAATCGCTTCTTTGAATGCATCATTCACCAAAATCATGGCTTCCTTATCGATTTTTTGCTTTGTATATTCTGAATACTTGGAACCAGTCGCTAAACTTCTACCCAAAAAGGGATTTCGTTCTGACTCAATATTTTCATTGTAAAATACTTCCAAGTCATTTCCCATACCATAATTACCAATCATCTGTTGTGCAAGAGAATTCGCCTGTTTCAAATCCTGTACGGCACCGACAGAGACTTGATTTTCACCGTAGAATACACGTTCGGCCGCTTTTCCACCGAGAGCGATGACGATCCGTTTTTTCAATAGATCTTTAGTATATAGCCCACCCTCCAAAATTTCGGGTAGCTCATTAAATAAAGTATATCCACCAGCACCATTATATGTGCTTTGTATTGTGACTTTTTTCAATACGAAGTATTCTTTGAATTTGGCGGCGATGATAGCATGCCCGAGTTCATGTATGGCAACCCGTTCCAACGTTTCATTAGACCGTGTATCCGTCTTCTTGATAATACCCACAATCAATTTCTCCAAAGCATCTTCCAAGTTTTTTTGTGTAATAACCGTTTCGCCGTTTCTCGCAGCATAAATAGCAGCTTCGTTTATCAAGTTTTTAATCTGCGCACCGGAAAACCCACCTGTGATTTCCGCCAAGAAATCCACATTGATTCCATTTTCAACCTTTTTTTTCTGTAAATAAGATGTCAAGATCATTTTACGAGAAGGTCTATCAGGTAGTGGTACATTGATAATACGGTCAAATCGTCCGGGTCGCAAAAGTGCAGAATCTAATACATCACGACGATTTGTCGCTGCAATGACGAGAACGTTTTGATTTTGTGCGAAACCGTCCATTTCAGCAAGAAGTTGGTTCAATGTTTGTTCTCTTTCGTCATTGCCTAGATTTACACCAGCGCCGCGCTGTCTTCCAATCGAATCGATTTCATCGATAAAGATGATAGATGGGGCGTTTTCTCGAGCTTTTTTGAACAATTCACGGATTCTTGCCGCACCCATACCGACAAATAATTCGATGAATTCACTGGCAGAAACAGCTAAAAAATTGGCATCAGTTTCGCTTGCAATGGCTTTGGCCAAAAGAGTTTTTCCTGTACCGGGTGGTCCCTCTAATAAAATACCTCTTGGGATTTCTGCACCGGCGGCTTGATATATCGTCGCATTTTTCAAATAGGATACAATTTCAGTACATTCTTCGAAGATTTCCGGACTCCCCGCCCAACTTGATAGGGAAATATTCGCTTTTATCATATTGATTTTTGCGTCACTTGAGCCAGAGAATCCACGTGAAAAAGGGTTTATTCCACCGCCGCCACCCATAAATGGATTAACGCCGCCGCCGCCGTTTTGCCTACGTATGCCATTAATAATAATCATGATTATAGTATATAAAATAGTGGTTGTAATGAGTCCTTGTGTCAAATAAAAAATATTTGCTAGTCCTTGTTCAAATAGACTAGATATAGAAGGTGGTGTGTCAAGAACATAGGAGGCAATATCCTTCTTATCGGACATAGTTAACACTCTATCAGTCATGGACGGTGTAGTTTCAACTAGTTTAAATTGACTACCGGAAACAGGTTTGTTTTCCCTGAAATAAATATTCTTCATATCAGGGGTATAGTAATATTCGTTAATATTTCCGGATTCGATATCTTTCATGAGAGTAGTAAGAGATGTTTTATCGATAATAGTATCGAATTTATTATTGTCCGCGCCTGACATGTAAATACGACGAGGTCTTTGTATAGTCGATACACGCAATGGTGTAAAAGCGCTTGCACGAAGCAGTAATGACATAAAAAATGAATATAGTATTGTAAACTTCATTATGTTATAATATATAATATATAACATAATACGAAATGTTTATATTGTTTATGAATCTTGAACTAGAAAATAGTATATGAAATTCTAATATATGAAATTCTAATATATGAAATTCTACTAGTAATATATAATATGTGTTTTTCGGCAGAATCGAGTATACTATCATTTAGTGTAGGAATGGTTAGTTCAATATTATGTATATTACTAGGAAAGTCATCAGACAGAATAGTAGGTTACTTTTTCGGATTTATTTCACTTATGCAGTTAATTGATTATTTACTTTGGACACATCAAACATGTGATAATTACAACAAAATAATCTCTATTTTAGGAATGATATTGAATCATCTACAGCCGATTGTACTAGGATTTATTGTATTATCAGTGAATGACAATATTCCATATAAAAATCGAAACATAATTATTGCAATGATGATTATATACTTAATAGTAATTATACCCTATTCTTTTGAATATTTGAAAAGCAAAACAAAACAATGTACGATAAAAGGAGAAGAACACTATTTATTATGGAATTGGAATATGCTTGAATATACTGGTTATGTTTATACAGTGTTTATTACAACATTTTGTATAATATTCTTACATGCATTCCAAAAGTCAAGAACAGGGATAATGGCATGTTTAATAACTATTATAACATATACTACAACTTCGTTTTTTTATAAAAAAGAATATATTGGTACGATTTGGTGCTATTATTCTGCATTTATACCATTCATTTATTACTTGAATCGATGTTTGTCATATTAATGTCTATCAGTCGATAATTGAAGATGCAAATCGACCAGATTTTTCTACTGATTCATATAATTTATGATAATTTTCTAATACGTTTTCCAAGTGAATTCCCGTTTCATTTTGTCTAAAAAATGATAAATGTGAAACATAAAAGTCGCTGTATAATATATTTTTGAATTTTCTTTCTTTAACATATTCTACAGTTAACTTGTATTCATCATCATCGTAACAATCCATAAGTTTATACCATTTTGTCGCTTTATAACCAAAGAAATTGATACTGAATCTACTTTTTATTGGAATAATCTCGTTGTTATAATCGTAGTTCAAAAATGTTTCGTAATTTTCTATGAAATAGTTATGTAATTTCTCTGCTTTTTCTCCATTCTCCCATAATGAACCACATGCTCCCTCATTAGGATATTCTAATTCCATTAATTCTTTTGGTATTAAATTATATTTATCTTGTTGAAAGAAAGCAGAAACGCCGTTATTAATAGTATTCGCGAATACTAGATCGTAATTATTATTTTTAATAAAATCTATAAATTTGGGTAATTTGTATATATCAATGAAAACAATATCGTCGTCACATTTTAATATAATATCATCCTCATATCTTATATCATTGTAATAATTGTAATAATTTTTCCAGTTTTTTTCGCAAGTATCCATTAAATAGAATCCTTTGTTTTGTGTAGTATCATATTTCAATTCTCCTACAGAATTAAACCCTGTTTTGAAGTATATATTTTTAATTTCAAATCCCGTTTTAATTTTCTGAGACATGATTCGTTCATTGTTCTTTACTATCTCTAATACATCATCCACAATCACAACTTGAAAATTATTAAAGTTCTCTTTATCAGCTATACCATCTCTAATAAGAGAAAGAAGAGGATTTTCGCTATGACATTCTCTAATAACAGATTTCGTATTACTCCAACCACCTAAAACAACTTCATATTCTGTATCCATATTTGAAATCTTAATATGGATATCATTAGAAGCTCTTATATTTAATTCGAAAGAATTATTTGATAATACGGGTGTAATTAATATATAATTTCCATCGCCCGATGATGAGGTTCTTTTTAAGTTACTGATTGTTTTTAAGTACTCTTCATCGCTTGAATTTCTTGTGTTGTTCCAAAAATGGACCTCATCAATAATCTTTAAATCCAATGCCTTCTTTAGATATTGCCGTAATATTTCAAGATTTGGTTTTCTTCCAGAAAAGATGGAAACGATATTCATTATATTTATTATCATTTATCATTTTTAAACTGTTTCCCTATAAAATTAGTTTTGTTTTTCTAAATCAACATTGTTATCCAACCCGGCATTTTTATTCTTGTTATTGGTTTTATCGTTTTTATCGTTTATTATTTTTATTTTATCTAATGCATATTGCCCACATGGACCACAATGATCTTCATTTGATAAATCTATTTTTTGGTTAGTTTGTATATTACAATTTTCTATTCTCCATCTACCAACGGGTATAGGTAGTTCTTTTGGTATAAGTTTTCTTATAATAGTAGTTATGTATTTCATAATATATAACTAACATTTTGTATTTAATGCCTTTTTGGGTATAAATATATAATCATTCTTTTTAATCATTCTTTTTAGTCATTCTTTTTAGTCATTCTTTTTAGTCATTCTTTTTAGTCATTCTTTTTAGTCATTCTTTTTCGCATCATCTACTGTACCATCGTTAGCATGTTTCATCAGCAACTCATTACGTAACTGCGTAGCTTCAGTCTCTTCTACATCACGCTCTTCGAAATTAACAGTCTCTTTGACACCAACCAAATTACCTTGTTCGTCCATAGTCTGAGTAAGAACATTTCCACTCTTCTTTGCCTTCTCAATGTTCTCCATAATGGCCTTCTTCTTGGTTTCACGCACACGCTCCTCGAATTCCTTTTTAGCCATTTCCTCATTCTTCAACTTCTCCTTATGAAGGGCATTTAGTTCATCTTCCAAATGCTCGACGCGACCAGTCTTGTACGCATCGGGATCCCATGGTACCCAAATACCTACAGGACCTACATAAATATCGTGATTGGGGTCTTGCTCACGCATCTTCTTGCAACGCAACTCAGCCTCTTCTTGTGTTGGATAGACACCACGAATCTTTAGGCCACGTACAGATGTTTGGAATGCATGTTCGCGAGAAAACTTCTCGTTTAATTTATCCTCCTGCTTATCCATGAAGTTCTTATAATCGTCTTCGATACCACTCTTTCGTAACTTGTCAGTTTCTTCCTTGACGAATTCATTGAAATCGTCGACCAAGCCAGTGACATTCAGGTTATATTTATAGGCGATAAAATGGACAAAATCGAAATATCGTTCCATAGATTTAGAGAATTCCCACTGTTTAATAAATTGTTCGAAAAGATAGACCTCGCGTTTCTTCAGGATTTTTTCGGGAGAAACGAAGGACATACAAGCGAATTTTTGACCGGCGATAGGGGGGTCTTCATCGCATAGATCGATATATTTAGGATTTTTCTCGCCATTGGGTAAAGTCTTTCTCTCAAACTCAGACATTTAGTAATATTATTAGGTGAAAATTTATGTTTAAGTGATTTGTAAAGTTAATATTATTATTTTAGGGAATTGTTCAGAAATAATTTGTTAGAATATTATATAACTCAAATGAGCTTAGATTTGAACGAACTTGTAAAGCGCGCTATCAAGTACTTATTGGAGGGTTTAGTTGTAGCTGTTGTTGCATTCACAATTCCCAAGAAACAGTTGAATGTTGAGGAGATTGTTATTATCGCATTGACTGCTGCTGCTACATTTAGCATTTTGGACGTGTTTATCCCTGCAATGGGATCATCTGCACGCGGAGGTGCAGGTTTCGGAATCGGTGCCAACTTGATTGGTGGTCTCAAGATGGTCGCGTAATCACAACATCATATAACAAATAAATCGACGTTTCGCGTAGTATTATTATATATAAAGTATATAAAGTATATAATAATTATAACAATGACTGAGCAACAACACGAAGAAGTAAGTCAATTAAAAAAACGAATCGGTGAATTGGAAAAAAGTTTAGAAGAAACCATAAAAAAATTAGAAAAATATACAAACAATGACCGACATAAAAAATACTATGAAAAAAATAAAACGAGAATTAAGGCGAATGCAAAACGATACTTAGATAAGTTGAAAGAAGAAAATCCGGATAAATTAAAGGAGTATAGGCACAATGCTTATATGAAAAGAAAGGAACGATTGTCAAATGAATAATATCTAGGTGTAATATATAGTTAACCTATAATGTCTTCTAGTTTTGAAAAGTTTCGCAATTGGATAACTGGTAAAAAAAAAGAAACACCTTCAAGCAAAGAAACACCTTCAAGTAAAGAAAAACAATTAAGAGAAACAAAAGAAGCAGACTGTGGAAGAGCAGCATACACAGGTATTGGAGCACAGGAATTAGGTCTTACTGAAGAACAAAAAGATAAAATATACGAAGATTGTATTAAGTCAAAAGGAGGAAGACGTCGTAAATCCACTAGAAAATCAAAGAAATCCGCAAGAAAATCCCGTAAAGCAAGACGTTAATTTGATATAATATTCAAGTAATATTATATCAAAAACCAAATGATCTAGACATCATAATATGGATTATCCTTGATTTCCATACCACAATATTCCTTTGGTGATTTTTTGTAATCGACTGGGTCATGGATTCCAGCAGTTTTGGCGTTCTCTAACAAAAACTTGAAATTCTGCCAAAAATCGGTCTTATGTCCGATAGACTCAGTCATAATATGTGAAAGTTCATGAATAGCTACAAACATGAGTGTATTCATATCAATCAAATCATCATTGTTATTTTTGGAACGATTCAAACAAAACGCTACTTTCTCACCTTTGTTCTCACTATATGCAGTATATGTGCTATTCGGTAATGTTTCCATCACCTTCTGTGGATTAAATCCACTAATCAACCGTTTCACGCGTTCATCGTTAGGATATTTTTCGCCAACATATGCAACTAACTGCTTGCATTTGTCAGTGACTGTGGCCAATAAATCCGCAGCCGCACTCTCTTTTGCTCGTTCTCTGACGCAATACTTGTTACCATCTACAGTTGAAACAATACATTTCAAATTGAAACTATCAGATGTATCAAGGTACATATAAATCGATGCCGCGAGAACTAAGCCTATCGCAACATATCCTAAAATATCGTATTTATTCATACTTCTCTTACTATATAGTTATGATATATTGTTCTGTTTTAAAATAAAAAATGGTCGAATATTATTTACCTTTCATATTAGGGTTTGTTATGTGTCCACCATGTCCAACGCGTCCTTCAACCACACTTGTCATATGCCAAACCATCATCTGAGTAAGATATATGATTAAGCCAAATGCGATAGCATGAACTATTGCGATTGTATATTTATTGGAAGAACGACTTGGTAAACAAAGAAGGATACCTGGACAAAGTAAGAAGAAGATAAAGGCACTGTAAATAGCAACGATAAGATTCATTGTTATAAGATATCGCTATATAACTGCTAAAATATATCATATGTTTTATTAAAAAATGTATGATACAAATTTGATTACAAAGTTAGATTATTGATGAGGAACAGAGGAATCATTCTGTTGTTTTGGTTTATTCATATGTTCATTTCCTTCCAAACCAACAGACATCTTCCAGACCATCTTTTGTGTGAAGTACAAAATCAAGCCAAAGATGGCTGCATGGACAGCAGCAACCATCATTTTACTACCATTTGGAGGTAAACGCAAAAATACATTGGGTGTAAGGACAAAGAATAGGGCAGCGCAATAAATAGCAACAACAAAGTTCATTGTTATACAATACAACTATATTTTTCTAAATATGCTAAAAATAAAATAATCATACGGTATTGTATTTTATTTTTTTATCATTTACCTCCTAAATAATGCATTTTACTTGGGCCCTTGTCCCAACTCTAAAGGAACACGTCCATAATCGGGTTCGATTGTGCTTTGATTCCATGGTCCAATGTCTGACTTGGTAATAATAGGGTCAGATCTCAATTGTAAATTAGGATTACGGAGGGTTTGGCCGATGGTATCAAGTCCAATATGGTAACCAGCTTGTAAAAGATCGGGCATCAATACGTCACCTTGATTCATTGTAGATGGGTTCAATGCAGCCCATTGGCTATTCTGGTCCTTTGGTAACAAGTCGGAAGGATTCGCAACAGGTTGCATAGCATATCCGGGAGAAGCAGTGGAAGCAGTGGAAGAAGCGGCAGGTGCAGAGACAGAACCCGAACTAGCTGCTAAAGCAGAATTAGAGTGTCCAGCATCCATACCATCTAAAAAGGTCAATTTAGAACCAGAATAAGAAAAAAGAGCCCAAGCTAATACTAGAAAAATCACTAAAACTAACACTCTTTCTTTTGTAAAAAACTTTGATACTCCACTAAGAATCTGTTTAAACATTCTGTTTATATAAACGGTGGGTAAAATTATTTATGTATTTTTAATTTTATACAGTGAAACCTCATTTTTTTCTAAATATCTTCTATTGCGATTTTTTCTATAGTATCGTTTTCTAAATCAATAACTTCTTCATCGTCCAAATCGTCATCTTCTTCACTATCACTACTTAAATCTGTCAACATATACGTGTTTTTAATATTTTTTGCTTCTAAATAGGCGGTTAATGCTAAATCGCGCGCTATTTTCGCTTTTTTACGTGCTTCGCGATACATTTCATAATACACTTCATTTCGTTGTTTTATTTGTACGGGTTCAATATCACCAATTTCGTCTAAAGTAAACACGACCTCTTCTAGTTCATTCGATTTTGGTGGTTTTTTTGTTTCCGGTTCGGTAATTTGCTCTAAATTGGAATGTCCAATGTTTGTTTGTACAGGTTCTGGTTCTGGTTCTTTTTTTGGTTCGAGTTCTTGTTGTGGTTGTGGTTCTGGTTCTGGTTCTAGTTGTGGTTTGACAACTTCCTGTATTTCTGTAGCCTTTTCTGATTGAACATCTATAACTTTATCGCTGACATCATTTGATACATTAGAACCCTTATTATCTTTGCTCTTGAACAAGCATTTATCAAATAAAATCTGTGTCTTTAATGACATCATTTGCTTTAGTTCCATTTCAAATTGAAAACTTTTGGCTGAACATTTGATACCTTGTATCTCTAAAATAGTCATAACATCGACCTTATCAGTAATGCTTTCAAAACTAATTTCTCGTTCGTCTTCATCATAAATCTTGATAGTCGGTTTTCCTAAAATAGTACTTATGTTGACTCGGGCAATATAATACTTCCCCGATTTATATAGTTTAAGAGGTGATGTAAAATAGCTCTCAATGTCATCGAGTTCGAGTTCATTATCAAACCATTGCTCACGATTCTTAAAGATTGTTTGTTGACAATGGTTCTCTAATTTCTCCATCCAATGAATAAAGGATTCGTTCTCGTTTGTGAACATAAGATCTGTATAAAATCGTTTACCGCCACCTGTTTTAACAATCCCTTGCTTTGTTGAACATTTAGGAGGTTGTATATATAGCGGGTGTTCATCAACTAAACACTTTATAAAATAATTACCACCACTAACCAATGTTGGTTTAATCAGTTGTAATTTACTAAAGTCAAATGAATCATATGCTTTAGATGTATCAATAATCGATTCCATAACAATAACCCCTTTACTATAAATTTAGCTAAAATAGATGCGTTTTAAACGAGACAATTATTCTGTGTAAAAAGTGTAGTTAGGAACGGCATGAAAAACATTCGCGATACATGTATAGAATTTTTCCAAAACGAGGACATCCGAAAGGACGTCCGCGAGATCATCAAACCAATCGTCCATATTATTTATAATGAAATCTATGTTTATATATGGTTTATTTGTATTTATAATGTTTTTTTGATATTTTTAGTTTTAGCAAACCTAATATTACTTTTACGTTGGTTCTCGAAATCGTCTAATAGTAGTTCAATAAATATAGATTTAGAACAATAATCCTTGATTCAAAATAAAATCTCAATGAATAATATAGTTTACTATTTCAATGCCTAGAAGACACTCACACAAAAGAATGGGTAAAAGAATGGGTGGAGGCGGAGCATCCGAATATGGAACAGCACTTTATGGTTCTGCTGGACAACACCAAGCTGGTGAAGGTAATCTAATTGCCATCAACAAGGGTGTAGCAATGGGTGGTGGTATGAAAATGGGTGGCCTTCCTGGTGCAATGGATCCAAAGATGAGATACCAGATTGCTGTTGATGCTTTTAAACACAATAAGAATAGAGACACTTTAAGCAACGTAGAAGAGGCATTGAACAAACTTCCCGATGATGAAAGAATAAAAGCAGGAAAGGATGTTGAAATGTATAAAAAAGAGATATCTGGAGGAAAGAAGTTCGGATTCAATTTAATGACAATGCCCAAGATGTTCATGCGCATGACTCGTTCCCGAAAACACAGACGTAAGTCAAAGAGACATCACGGAAAGTCGAGAAAACACAGAAAATAAACTATTACACACACACCTAATATTAGAATAAGAATAATATATTTGAATACTATATAAGATACTATTCAAATGAGTGGTATTGGAAATAAGTTACCTGCAATAGGTGCTGCTTATGACGAGTTTAATAGACTAAGAGATATATATAACCGAGAACATGATATAAATAGCAAGAACAATAGATGGAAAAAAAATAACGAAAACTTTAAAAAGTTGAGACGTAGTCAAGTAATATTATCTAATTTAATTCGCGATCTTTCTCCAGAAGAAAAACAATCAATTATAGAACAAACTGGAGACCCAAGATATTTTGATGATATATATGGGTACATGGAAACATTGAGTCAATATGGAGGTAAAAGAACAAAGACTAGGTCTAAATACACCACTCGTTCAAAGAAACGTCACGTAAAGTCGAGAAAACATAGAAAACATAGAAAATAAAAACCTAGTTTTACATCGATGAACATTTGAAATGGGACAAACCGCCATATGCGGTTTGCCATTCAATTGATTTGTTGCGAAGCATAGGTAACGTTGCCCTTGAAACTCTAGTGGGACGCTCTAACAGCGTCCCATTTTAAATCTTCAAGGGTGTAAATAATATCTTTAGCTATAATATAACATGTCGAACTGGACCGCTTATGTTACCAAATTCTACAAGGCAGAACACGCCAAAAACCCCAACTATAAGTTCAAGAATGCGTTAAAAGATGCTGCCAAGTCATACAAATCGCAAGGAACAGTAGAGGCACCAAAGAAGGGTAAAACCGGCAAGAACAAGAGACGCACTGCTCGTAAAACACGTAAGCATAGAAAATAAACCCTTTTACACCCAACAATTATCAAATCGTTGTCATAGCATCATAATAATATATTATTATTATAATGAACAGAGAACAAAACCAACTCACAACAGAACGTGCAGAATTCATAGAAAATACGAAACAATGGGTAACTTTAGATACACAACTCAAAATCATAAACGAAAAAACCAAGAAAATACGCGACATGAAAAAAGCATTAACTGAAAAGATCTGTGATTATAAAGAAAAACATCCAATTCATAATACAATCAAACTAAGCGATGGAGAACTAAGATTCTATGAAAAGAAAGAGCAAACACCACTATCATTTGCGTATATTGAACATTGTTTAGAACAAATATTGACAGATGAAGCCCAAATAGACTTCGTCATGAATTACATTAGAGATAATCGCGAAGTAAATATTGTGACAGATATCAAGCGAGTTTACAATGACAAATAAAAATATAAATATAGTATAAGTGTAAACCAAAAATGACAGAAGTAGAATATGCCGAACCTTATGTAAATAAATTAGTCTTTAATGAAAAAGAAGACGATGATGCTATAATTACTGGCGGATATCCTATGTCCAGTTTCTTAGAGTTCGAGAACTTATCAAACCAGTTTCTCGGTGGTGCAAAGAAAATAGGTGTAGATAGATTTAAAGATTTAGCCATACCGTTCTCGTTAGATACCCATCATAGTAATTATAATGACGAAAATTACCAGAAAGAAAAGCCAAAGAAATCAAAACCAGTTGAAGTGATAGCCGACGGTTTATTTGAAAAATTGGTTGATTCTATCATAGTAGCAAAAAAACAAAAACAAACTAGGAAGGATCACAATATAGAAGTAAAACCAAAAACGAAAACAACTCGTAAATCAAGACCTAAAAAATAAACATATATATGTAAACAATGTGTATTTTAAACGACCCAACTGTGAGAATATGCATAGGACTTGGATTAGTCACAATGCACTGGATAATGTTCTCGGGAACCATGTTAGTAATTCTTTTGACGAATGAACTGCCTGTATTGGTTCTCGCTAACATGTTTATATATTTAATTTTAACGATGAATATTATATTCGGCGATTGTCCAATCTCCATTTTAGAAGACCATTATTTAGGTAATAGTATGGTAAATGCCTTGTCCGAATTAACACCATACAGCTATAAAACAACGGATCGAGGAAATTCTACGCTGCAATGGATTTTCATGTCAATTATGGTTTCGACTACCAAAATTATACTTTTATTAATAAAATACACATTTCAAGAGTTTTTAGAAAGCAAATAAATTTTGACCCCCTCAAAAAAAAATACCCATATTATATAACTATGGATATTATAAGAGATTTACAACTAGATAGTCAGATTTATACACGTAAAGATTCTTTTATAAAAAATCAGATAAAATTAGGTATTATAAATGCGCCACTCTACGCAACTGCATTCGTAATTGTACTATTAATCAATTATAAAACAGATAGGAATATTTTTATCGCAATATTTAGTTTTTATTTTGTATCTAGTTGGAGTTACTTTACACATTTATTTGCACATCAGCCAATTTTCAGACCATTAGGTCAATTTCATTTACTTCATCACGATGAAACGAATCATGATTCGTCAGTTGTCTTCTTGATAGAAGCATTAATCGATTTTTTCGTATTTGGTGGATTTTTACTGATACCAATCGGTCATTTCGTTGAAAAACTAATCGGATTTCGAATATTTAACTATTATATTATTTTGATGTGGTCGATCTTTTATTTGACATATCATTTATTGAATTATCATTTTACAAAACCCGATGCACATAAAGAGCATCATATCTCAAGCGGAATAAGTAATTATGGTCCTGAATGGATGGATATTTATTTTGATACAAAAACAGAAGGTAGTATATTCGAGAACTTGAATAGTGGAGCGGTTAATCTTATTATTGCGACCGGATTGATTTTGTGGTTGAAAGATACTGAATTTGATTTGACTAAGATGCAGATTCAATCATAAACCATAAACCATAAAATAATATATCATAAAAATCATATATTATTTTTACACGACTACGATACAGAAGACCATTTTTTTGTATTATATGAATTTAATTGTAATAATTTCGATGAATTTTTCTTCCAATAATCAACTTTGGATTGCAAGGCTAGGTCTTCGTCAGACATGGGTGTAACTTGATTCTGTTTGGCCGATAATCGATTCATGTCATCAGCAGTTGGTGGAGGTTTCTTACCATAACAATTTACACCAAACTTCATATAAGGATTATCTATAAACCCACCATTTATACCTGGTCTACCACAATCGTTTTTATGTTTCGCATTTTTCTGTAGTTTTTGCCATGTAGATTTTTGTGTAGGAAATAGAATCATTTGTCCATCAGACCAACCATAGTTACACCACTCACCGCCATTATTATATGCCTGCTCAATTTGATCGTAAGTAGCCAATTTTGCACCATATGATGTACAGATTGCTTGAGCATCATCGTATGTATATAAATTATTTGATACGTTGAATACTTCATTACCATCAATGTTCTTTGTTACGTTAGCTATATTAGACGTAACTGCAGATATTGGATTACCACTAATATCAATTTGTTTACTAGTAGTCTTCCACATTTGAGATAACATATCAGTTAAATCAATTTTGAGAACATATTTAAAAAAATCATTTATTATCATAACTACTAATAGTATCCATGCAGAACTTTCAATGAAAGAAACAGAGATGGGTTTACTACCATCCATAGGTATACGTACCAAATAAACGACCAAATAGAGTGCTACTAAAAAAACAACATCAGCGATAATTGCAGCAGGGTTATTTATAACACCTATCAACCAATTATACGCATTTGTGAAATACTTTTGCTGTTGATCCGGTGTTGTTGTATAGTACTGAATAAGAATGAATAGTAATAATGCACCAAATATACAGAAATCAATGATTGTACTTAAACCAGATGATGAACTATTGAAAACAAACCCTAGAACGAAATAAGCAATCATGTATATTACTAAAAACCATATTACCAAGATACCGGTTGACGCGCTAAATATAGTCGAATACCATGAATTATCAGTAGAGCTTGTTGTGCTTGTGCCTGTGCCAGTGCCTGTGCTTGTACCTGTGCTTGTGCCTGTGCTTGTTCCTCTGCTTGTGCCTGTGCTTGTGCCTGTGCTTGTGCCTGTGCTTGTGCTAGAATTAGTTGTTGACGGTGTGCTTATATCAGGTTTACTTGAAGATGTTGTTTTTGTTCCATTTGTTGTTCCAGTCGTGCTAGTTATTACCTTTGAATTCAAGTCTACGTCCTTTTGTTTATCTGCCCATATTGTAACTTTATCTGTATAATTTTCACGAATCATAAAATAATATATTATACAAGGTTATTTTTTTTACGATAAAACAAACAATAGGCAGATGGAGAAATCATATCTTGTGGATTTGCTACACTTTCTATATTTCGATCATCGTAATGATGCCACTGTTCTTGAGCATTTTTAACAAAAGCTGTATAATGACCACCATCTGTTCCACCAAGATGATTACAGATACCAAACAAGTCGTATTTAAAACTGGTTTGATTATATCCACGAACATACTTCGCTAGGTCTAAATCAGTCAATGGGAAATCAATCAAACTATTGTCTTTATATAAACCATCGGGTGTAAATCGCTTTAATGCAATGACTAATATCTTGGGAAAATTCCAAAAAAGCATTTGCTTACTAATATCTTCTTTTTGGTTCGTTTTTTCATTAAACCATGCATTATCACCTTCTAAATACTCTGGTGCAATAAATAAATCTAAACAATCGTAAAGACTTGGTTTTGTATCGGGTTTCTGTGCAAGTGGCAGATCTAACATAAAATAGTTCTCCGGTTTAATAGAATGTCGAACCTGACCGTCCTTCGAAGTAATTTCGCTAACATAGACCCCATAGAATAAATCCATAATTTCAGAATATTCTTTTTGATAAGTATCCTTGAGCATTGTATAACAGGTTACTGCTAGGTTATCTAAACTATTTTCAACATTACCACTAATTTTCATATTGACACATCGACTAATACTGTTATGCATACAATCCATCATAAATAGTAAAAATTCAGGTAAATCATTTTGTGCATAACCGGTGAATAGTTCTCGACCTTTGGCCATAGCAATGTTTTTTACATTAATAATAAATTTACGAGGTGTAACAATACCATTTCCCGACCACATTACTTTTCTTAAATCATCGTATTCATTCAAAATAGACACATCTTGTGCAGACTTTTTTGTGAGTTTTTGATATTTTTCAGAATCTAAGAATTCATTTAATTCATATACATGGCCGAGAACCTGTATACATGCACTAACGAAACATGTATTTCCTAAGTTCTCTATGCCAACTAGTCCTTTGTTATGGTATTTCGTCAAGTTAATTGGAGGGTTTTTTGGTGTACTCATTTGAAATTTATATATAAAGATAAGTATATATAGAGAATTGTCTTTAACCTTATTATACTAATTATGAATAGAAACAATGGACGATTCAATTTAAGATCATTGGAAGATAACATACAAACTATGTTAGAAAATGTCTTGCAAAACTATTTGCTTCCAAGCGAAACACCGAGCGTGGTTCCGCAACAAACAAATGTTCCTGTACCCACACAAAACAATGTACCCGTTCCTATACCCACACAAAACAATGTGCCTTTACAAGTACCTAGACAAAACCAATCCCCTTTACCAGATACTAATTATCGAACACAAAGACAAGTTGACCAAATGTCGATTTTACATACAATACGTGAAATTATGAATTCCTATAATTTAAATATACGTGAATATAATTCAAATATGCGTGAATACAATTCGACTGTAATTGAAGCATTGCAGTTGGTTCGATCACTTCAGCGACAATATACTAATATCGATATTCCAGAACCTATTAGAGAACCTACTCGGTCTAATCAATCAACACAATCTAGAAGTAGTAACAGAAACACAAGAGAATCAGAACCCTATCAAACGAGCCAGAATAGAAGTACACCAATCATATCATATACTCTTTTCCCATTATTGAATTCGAATATAAATAGAGGTTCTGGTATGCAAGATGTGGTGGTTAGACCCAGCAGAGAAGTAATAGAACAAGCAACCGAACGGCTCACGTATTCCAATGATATGATACTATTAAATACACAATGCCCTATTTCATTGGAAGAATTTGTAGAAGGCGAGAACATTGTACGTATTCGACATTGTCGACATACATTTCGCGAAACGTCGATAAATAATTGGTTTCAAACAAATGTGCGATGTCCAGTTTGTCGTCATGATATTCGTGAAATGGTAACACATACTGATATAAGTGATAATCATATTGAGGAAATGGATGAACTATCAGAGTACACTACCTCTCTTATTCGACAATATTTAGATAATAGCAGCAATAGTTTAGATCATAGTAATATTAACAGTCAAGGTCACGATAATGACAATGAAAATGACAGTGAAAATGGTAGTGATGAAATTGTCTATGTTTCTGAAATAATCGATAGTTCTATAAACAGAATATTAGCATTTCAAGGAAGAGCAGAATATTATGACTCATATCAAGACCAAGAAGTACATAGACTTATAGATGCATCAGGCAATGTATTTTATAGAATCTGAAAAATCAAAAAAAAACAAAAAATATAATTATATACCTCAATATGTAATTATGTTATGAACGTTCGACTACACTCGCCCAAAGAAGTTACTAATTGGTTGCATACCATTTTTCTCATTCGCTATTCGTGTCAGAATTTTGTCAAATAACAAGGCTTTCACTTTCTTACTGCAATATTTTTCCTTCATTTTCATGAATTGTTCCAAATCTGGATATTCGAGAGTCAGTTTATCCATGTCACTCAAATAGTTCTTTACAACTGTCTTTGTTTTACCCTGACATTCCCATATTTGAATTAGCGCCAAACCAAAGAGTTGTTGTAGTGGTTTCATCAATTGGTTCGTAATATAATGATTATAATCGACTTGCAGTTTATTTTCAACGATGAATTCGGGCGTTTCAATCTTATCCCCCATAAGAGCTTTCGGGTTTTGATTTACAATAAATACAAATTTCATACGATCACCTGGTTTAGGTTTGTTACCAGGATCGCGTTTACCGATACGATTAGCCAATACGTTATGGCCTATCGAGTTCGGATTTTTATAGTAACCGCGTAGAGCTTTCGTAATCATAAGTTTATCCATAGGAATACGCCCTTCGATCAAGTCCACCATAGATTTGTTTAAGAACTCGATAGCTGATTTGATTGAATTTGTCGAACTTGTATCCATCAGCATATTCAAAATACCACCATAAACGTCCTTCAAATAGTCACATGAATCACGGCGTTTGATAGAGAGACCCATAAATTTCATCTTGCCCTTATTCGGATTGGTCTCATAAAGCATACCTACATATCGCTTTTTGGATAATAGGATAAAAGGCATAAGTGTTTTTTCATACGAAAGTTCCATAGGATGCTTTAGCCATTGACTACACAGCTTGGCGGCTTCTTGTGCGAGTTCGATAGTCATTTCTAGTGCAGGCTTACCCACGATTTTATCGCCTGTTTCGGGATTTTCTAAGTTGAATGTGAAGAATACAGAATCCGTGTTATGTACTACCATATTACCAATGCCAGCTGCAAAATGATGATTATCTGTCGTCAAATCATACACGTATCCTTGATATGGAATTTCTTCAATCGATATTATTTTATTTCTATTCTCGATAAACGTTTCTTCTCTTCTAGTTGTTTTTAGAATAGATTGCTTTCTTTCTTCTGGTGTTGGTATAGTTTTACCATTTTCTCTTAATTTAGCGGCAAATATTTCAGGAAAAGGGTCATTCCATGTTTTACTTTTTTCCAACTCTGCCATATTCGCATTCTTCGGAATCATTCGAATGCATATACTAAGCTTGTTATTTGAATTATTTTCGTGATCGTCATCGTCATCATCGTCATTGTCGTATGAAATAGTGTATAGGTTATATGAATTGTATGATGTTAAATAGTAATAACAAATGGCAGCATCCAACATGTTATCGAAATAATAACGAGTTCGGTCAGATGATATCTTTTTTTCGGAATATTTTTCAAAATATATGTTTGGTAAACTATGATGCAAAAGCTCTGTTCCGACAACAACATCTTTCGGTGATATTTCTTGACCATTAGATAGAATTAATGAGTGGTCGTCAGTAACATCAACCAAGCCTGTATGAGTAAGAACACGAACCATTCTTTTATGACTCGCCAATTGATGGCGAATTACACGATAAAGCTTTGTCCATCCTTTATCTGTCCATGTTTCGACACCTACTAGTTCACAAACTTCTTTATCTTGTTTTCCTTCTTCTGAACAGACAGTCCAACTACTATTACCATAACGATTCGCCAAATCCTCAATAGTACAAATACCGAAAACATCGCCGACCTTTACGTATACAGGAGTATAATTCGCAACACTATCACCATAAATATATTCGGCTTTTGTTCGGATAGATTCGCCAGTCTGTAACTGATGCACTCTATCCTTATAGACTTCTTCAATCATCGTTTTCGCATAAATAATCATTTGCCTACCTGTAGCGGTAGTTGCAGCAGCAACATCTTTTTCATAAAAAGTCGATGTTCTAGAACCACACTGACCATACAGAGAATTCGCCGTTACCTTATAACCAAGCTGTCGTTTATCCAAAATATTTTGCATAAATGGATCACTCTCCGTTTTAATCATCTTTCTAGTATCCGATCTAGCCTTCAATAGCTCTTCCAAGATAGCAGGCATAATACCCTTTTTATTATCGGGAAATTGCGCCCATCTGCATATCATGGTACCCACTTTCGTTTTTTCCGCTCTAGAAGTCGGCGTTTTACGAATATATTTGAATGTATCAAATTCCATATCAATATAATGGTATCCCGGTAAATTATCATATATAAATACACCAGCTCTATTTCTTTCGCCGGTAACAGCAATCAATTTGCCATCTAAATCATACTCTTTTGACCATACTTTGCTATCATGTGAATAATTTTGACTAATCATAGACGACGGATAAAGAGATGAATAATCAACACATGCAACTGGATTGTCCATATACATACCACACTTGGGTGGTAATACAATGGCACCTTCATACCCTTCTGCATCCCCCGTCTTTTCAATATCTGGCATAAGAGTGTCTTTTTCCATGCACTTTTTCGCAACGAAACTCGTAAGTTTAATACCCTGCCCCCGAAAAACTAAGAAACTGATCGGTACACTGCAGATATTCGCCATTTCGATGTAACCGGTCAAGACATCGATTTTGTTCATTAAATGGTGTACCAAATTGCAATCCTGAATACAATATTTCGCAACAATAGCACGGCCACTAGAGTCACGGTCTGCCAATCTGAAAATATCCTGAGGTGTAATATCATCTTTTGCCATAGTCCATTTCACTGGTTTTTTTGTATCTATTTGTTCATGTCCGGCAATCGTAATTATATTGACACCCTCGCCCTGTCCAATCGCCAAAACCTTGAACTTCTGCCCATTTTTATAATAATTTGACGTAAAACTACTAATCTCAATATGAATAAAATCGCCGACATGTAATCCCATCAGATTTTTACTATGTAGTTCGGTAACAGAACCAAATATAGGATGTTCTGAACAAACAATCGCTTTTACTTCATCACTAATGAATTCACCGGCAACATCATCTAATTTGTAAGACGATAAATTGAAGTCGCGTCGAAAGTATGCATACATATCAATTTGTAGACGCCCCTGCATTTTGAAATAGCGTAGGTCATATTCACCCGAAGCAATCGCCAATTTACTGCATTCTATAGAGGTCGTCATCTTATCAGTCTTAGGGTCTCTTACATCGTTCAAACATACATCACCGATTTTTCTAGAGAGTAAGAGAAACTCACGTTCACAAGCCAATTCCTGAGAACGGCGAAACATAAACTCATAATCAAAACCAAATATGTTATAACCAATAATGATGTCAGGATTTTCTTGTTGTATGAGTGCTGCCCATCTTAAAAGGAGTTCTTTCTCGGTTTCCACACTTTCAATCGTAACATTATCGACTGGGTCACATGTTCCTAGAACCAAACAGTGATTGAAGTAGGGTAGTGTTTCGCCATATCTCAGGAACGTTGATCCAATTACTGTAACCTTATCGCCTTCTAATTGTGGAAATAAGGTGGTTAATACATCGTTGACAATTTGTATTTTTTCGTCTCGGTCATAAGCCATGTTCATCAAAATATCGATGACTGTGGAGATTTTTTCGTTAATTTTCGGTGTTTTCTTCGAATTAGAACGAGTATACTCAAAACTCGTTTCACCAGAATCTTCAGTACATTCATCGCTTCCGACTACAGCATCATTGGATAGCGGTGTATCATTTTTTATTTTATCGAAAATAGCGTCGATAGTAAGAAGATGTGATTTGTCCTCTTCAGAATTGGCTTTCTTTGCATCATCTACTGAACGCTCATGTAGAATTTGAATTAGTGTAACAATTTGTTCTTTAGACAGGGTTCGCTTAGGATATACTACATCTACATCATCAAAATCGTCGTATTTGAATGCGGTCAAAATGACGCGTTTGAGCAAAATAGCCGCATTCTTCGTATCTAAAAACTGCGACTGTTTCAAGAAAATGTCGACCAAGTTTTTTGCTAGGTTTTTATATGTTTTTATAGGAAGAGGAAAATCTCCATGACTACTACTCGCCTCAATATCAAAACTACATATTTTATAGGGGACTCTTGTCTCTTTCGTAGGTAAGGGTATGAGATCACTCAATGAACAAATATATTCATACGTACACGTCGTTGTTTTTGGGTCCGCTTTTATTACACGACCTACTTTGAACGAAACCCAGCCAGACGGACTGATTTTGTGAAGATGAAAGTAGCGTAAAAGTGGTGGTATATTACTTTCATAAAGTTCTACATATGTTCCATCGAATTTCACCTTTTTCAGCTTTTTACTGCTTTTGGTTTCACCAGCATCCGCAATCTCTTCGATATAGTTGTACCAAAGATTTTTATATTTACGCATACTGGCTTGGTTTTGGAATACGATTTTTACGAATTTACTCGTTTTTGAACCGGTGAATCCATACAATTTATGTCTGTCTATCAGTTCATGCGATACAATAGAACCCCTAAACTGTTTTGATACTTTCGATTTGAGGTCATCTATGAATAGCGATTCTTGTATTTTCGACCAAGAATCGCCAACTTTTACAAAGAAGAAGGGTTGATAGTCGTTTACAAAAAGAGAACATGTTTCGCCCTTTTCATTCACACCAAACATTTGTATGATGAATTGTTGGTCTTCTGGATTGGGATTTGAGTTTTCGTCTGACCCAGAACCATCTCCAGTTTCGTCTATTGTACCATCGTACACGTGAAAATCGAAGAGACGAAACGATTTTACGATAGTTGGCTTGATTTTTTTTACGGCGGTAGTCATGATTTCTGGTTGTTTAATCATAGATAATTGTGTTTAGGTTTCTTTTTGATTGTTGTATAATATCAAAAAGAAATGTTCAATTTTTTGATGTGCGACGACGTTTATTTTTATGATTTTTATTGTTATCATTTTCTATTTTTCGTTTTTTTAGTCACATTTCGTGTTCTAGAACCATGTCGTAAAATATATCCACCTGCTTGGCCATTATTTGTTGCCCATGATGTCAACGCATTAGCTTCGCGTTCTCCACCATAATACTCAATAGCTCCTCCTTTCTTTTTGAATATAGTAGGGTATCCATTGGCTACTAATTTTTCTCCCTTGACAGTTGCATTAATATTGGCGATTTTATGTTCTTTTTTTGTATCAGAGTCTTCTATTTCTATAATAGCACCAAATTTCTTAAAAGTAGGATGATTGGCTAAAGATTTTTTCATACTTGCCCAATGGGGTTTTAATGATTGACAATGTCCACACCAATTCGCGAAAATAAGACCAACTAAAATGGGTTTGTGGTAGGGATGATGATTTTGGCGGGTTCGATGTTTTCGGTTTTTTAGAGTATGACGCATTCCTTATTAATATATTATATCATAATATATTATACTATAATAAATATATAAGGAATGAATAGAACCCAGATATATGTTTCATTATTTTTTATCATAGCATTTTTGGCAGGAGTTTATCTAATATTAAATGGTGGATTAACAGAAGGATTTAATAGTTCATCTATGGAACAAACAACTGGTCCTACGTCAAGTTGTCCAAATTTGTTGATACGAAAGGGAAACGGTCTTTTACTTTATAATACAAAGGCACCTATAGTAGATGGTGTAAATCCTTTACCATTCTTCAATTTAGACGAATATATTAATTATTTAGAAATCCAACGCAATCAAGGAAACACATGCCCGGTTCTCTATTTACAACAGGAAAATAACGCACAGGGTCACGATGTTCTAAGAGTAAGACCCAGTCCATTTGATTTACAAGGAGGACTTCAACCTATGAATCAAATTGATCAGAATAAGCCAGTTGTAACAGTAGTAGATGCAAGTCGTGAAAACAGCCCATATAATGCTAACAATTATGCTGGTTTTGACCCACTAAATCAATATATCGGTGTCTATACAAATTTAGATCAAATACATAATTCCACCAAGCAAAACAAGATTAGTGATAATCCTATGGATCCTAATTGGGCAGGTGTTATTTATACTCAACAAATGATAGATTCTGGTAAATATGCGGATAATAATATAACGAGACCTGTATACGGCGGACCACCCAACACATCATTTTATCCTGGATTACCCGCACCGATGAAAGGGCCCGTAGATCAACTATAATATCGCGTATAGATATAATACAATCTGTAATTACAATAATAGTATTGTAATTACAAAGCATATTTGCAGCCGATGTACGACTAGTCAAATTATTTAGTAAATAATATATATATGGACTCCCATAATATTCTCTCTTCTCCCCGTTCCATTGTTCTCTATAAAGCTGATTCGGGTGTTCGTGTTATCTCATTTCCTGGATATACTCCTACTAGCACAACTACCACAACAAATGACGTAACATTACCACCGCTTTTGGACGGTGAATATACTCAAGTTATTCCTGACAGTAATACAGTTCTCCATACAGTGGGATATATTAGAATGTCAATTTATATCGATGCAAGTGGTACAACTTTTGCACAAGATTCTAGTGGAAATGATATTAATAATAAATTAGTTTCTTCAACTATTTATACATATGGATACACTGATTTATCCGGTAATGTTTGGGATGGATACTTTCTAACATACTTTGACGATGGTACAACGTTTGGTAACAATGATACAAACAATGGTGCATATTGGTATACATTGGAAGGTCTTGGAAAACCTCCTCAACAATATACATAAAAACGTCAGGTTTACACGACTGATGATGCCAATAAAAAACGCCGAATATTATCCAAAGCCGACTTACTAATTTTACGTGATGTTCCATTCGTCTCAATGGTTAGATTCTCGAAACATAGTGGATTCGTATTTAGTTCGACAATTAGATTAGGAAAAGTTTTGAATCTCTGCATAATAGCTATTGCACTGGTATAACTAATACCAGGTATTTGACATAATATAATTTCACCGATGTTCTCGGGGGTGACATTATCTTTCTTCACCTTTTTGACAACTTTACAATAATCTGCCTGTGTAAGTTCATTTGTATCTTTCGTTTCACTGTTTATTTCACTATTTTTCTCACTATTTTTCTCACTATTTTTTTTATAATAAAACTGTTTGCCTTTACTGATGTCCCTATCGATTTTTTCGGCAAGTTGTAAAACCCATTCCGCTGTTTCGCTAATTGTACCGGTTCTGTGTGTACTAAACCCTTTAAACATTTGAATAGATGTCATAGCCGAATAAATGATTTTTTTCTCTAAAGGTGTACGTATTTGAGATAGTAATCCTTCTATCAAATAAATAATGGAATGTGGGTGTATAATATCAGAATTTGAAAGACGATAGGATTGTTCCTCATAACGCCCATCTTTTACTGATGCTAGTAAGTCACCGAAAGTCTTACGCTCAATAAGTAACAATAGCTCGCCAGTTTGTGATGATTTGAGTAAAATATCACCTAAAGGCAGAACTTCTTTGATTAGTTCGATGGACGTGTTCTTAGATTGTTGTAGCAAATCGTTACACTTTTCAAAGAGTGTTCTTTCTCTTTCATCGATGATAATACGCATAATAATATAATGAACATAATGAAATCATTATATTGTTTTTATAATGTTAATTTTACTAGTTTCGTTAGTTACTTAATGTCCAGTTCCAGGTATGCTCCAATAACCATAATTGCTGTTATAGCTGGAACCAATATTGCGTGAAGGTCTAACCTTAGGATTAGCAGTAAATTTGAGGCATTTCAAAGAGCAAACACAGTGATTATTCTGAACACCGGTCTGTACTCCTTGAACAACTGTAGTCCATGAATCGCGTCCAACTTGAGGCCAGAGACCGGCCTTCTTCGATCCACCACCTTGATTTTGGTTAACTAAACTAGACCTGTAGGTAGTTTTTTTTGTGCCACTTAAAACCATTTTTTCTAGGTTATATATTGGCTAAACATTTTATTTTTATAAAATAGTTCTTCCAAAAATTGAAATATAAATTAAAAAAGAATATAAATAAATACAAAGTTATACAAATATCAGGACGGATTCATATTATTTCATAAAATAAAATGAATATCGACGATGATGTTCGAATCGAAAAGAATCAGTTTGGTCAAGAGATTTATATCTTCGACCCTTATAATCCGCTAAATAAAGAAATTACGGATCGTGAGGTAGAAGGTATATTAAAGGCATACGGAATCAATATTCCAGTGTATAACATGTCTTTATATAAACGCGCATTCATTCATAGGTCATATATGAAGCGAACTATTAGTGAAAATGAGCAAAATAATATAACCATCGTTCCTAAGCCAGAAAGTTGTCTGCCTCTTTATACTAAATCGAATGAACGTTTGGAGTTCGTAGGCGATGGTGTCTTGGATTGCATAACCAAATATTTACTGTATCGCCGTTTTCCTAAAGAGAATGAAGGTTTCATGACAGAGAAGAAAATAGCACTTGTAAAGAATGAGGCGATTGGTAAAATGGCATATGAAATGGGGTTACACAAATGGTTTATTTTGTCTAAACATGCCGAAACGAAACAGATTCGTACCAACCTAAAGAAACTCGGTTGTTTATTTGAAGCATTTATCGGTGCTTTATTCTTAGATTTCAATAAAATTCAAGTAAAGGATGAAGGAAAATGGTTTGAAAACTTGTTTGTAGTTGGACCTGGATTTCAAATGGCACAGATCTTTATAGAGAATGTTTTTGAGAAACACGTGGATTGGATCAATCTAATAAAAAATGATGATAATTATAAGAATATTTTACAAGTGAAAATTCAGAAAGAGTTTAAGGTAACCCCCGATTATATGGAGATTGAAGAACATTCTGTAGAAAATGGTTACAAAATGGGTGTATATTTGTGTCTTGGTCAACCTGTTCATAATATGAAACCGGAACATGCTATACCTCTTAGCCAATTTCGCTCTTATTCTGAAATGCATCAATACATGTCGACACATAATAAAATGTTTGTATTCTTAGGAGAAGGTAAATATAAAATAAAGAAAAAGGCGGAACAGATGGCATGCGAAGATGCTATTCGTAAATTGAATTTGATAGAAAATGTGTAGATTAGAATAGAATAGAATAAAACTAGAATAGAAAACATTAGATTTATGTAAAAAATTGAAAATGATTTTACATCTTTTTTATGAATCAAGAATACTAAGTTATAATGTCTATGTCAATTCGTACCGAGAATATACAAACTACTATTTGTGCATTAAACGGCGACTTCTCAGGAAGAAGAGATAGTCAAGATTATGATGAAACTAAATCAGTTCATATTCATCGTAGAAATAGAGCTTATGTTTGGAATAGGGATATGCAGCACGCATTCTTAGATAGTATTTTGAAAGGGTATTATGTTCCACCTATTATATGTTCTTCTCGCATTGTAAATGGTGTTGAACGACGTGAAGTAATGGAAGGGGGGAATAGAATAACTACAGTTCGTCGAATATTAAACGGCGATCTTCGTGAGCTAAAGCCAGAGGAGATTCGTATAGTCGAGTCTCATCCAATAACATTAGTTGTTATGAGAAACTTGACTAGTAAGCAGACTCGAGAAATGTTTCGTCGTTTAAACAAGAACGTCAAAGTGAGTGATGGTCAGCTATATTCAATGTCTGAAGAAGACTCGCCATTAGTTCGAGAGGCTCTAGCTTTATTGAATGATGATGACTATCCTCTTAGAACACGTATTACAGACTATTTCTTTGATACACGCAATAATGATAATGATGGAAAAAAACAATTAGAAAATGCTGTCGCACTCGTTTCTGGCGCCATTTATGGTCCTGAGTACATTACAAAGTCATTTACTAGACAAGAAGAAAACGTAGAAAACCAGAGTGAGATAAACAGAACAAGAGTAGTTACTATTCTTGGATATGCGTTTGAAGTATTCCGTCAAGCGAATGATGTTGTTGAGCTTACAGATAAGCGTAAAACAAAGTCGTATTTTACAGTGGGAAATTACTTGGGTGTAATTCTATATGATATTCTAATGAACCTAAACAATGTTCAACAAGTACAGAGAAAATGGTGTAATTATCTTGTAAAAGTTAGAAATGAGGAAACCGATGCGGTAGAAGCAATCAATGTTTCAGGAGCAAAGAATATTACTGTAGATCTACTAAAGCGAAAGAGTGTAAAAGTAGAGACATATTTAAATGAGAAGCGTATTATGTCAACAGAGGAACTTAATAAGGTTCGACATCCATTACCGGTAGATACTGATAGTGAATACTATGATAGTGAAGAAGATGATAATGATAATTAGAATAGAAAACATTAGATTTATAAATACTAGATTACAAATCTAATATACAAACGGCTATTGACGAATGCAGCCGATTTTAGTAAAATGAACAATAAATATAAATGACTCGAACAATGAAATTAGTAACCATTTTTTTATTATTTGTTATGTTATTGTTTACTATATCATTTTTAACGTATTATAGAACATATAGTAAGCCAGTAAATAGGTATATAAATCAGCGCAATGAAAATCCAACATTAGAAAACAATGGGTACATTCTTCGTAAAAAAGTATTTTCAGAAGAAGATGTGAACGGATTATTAAACAATTGTTTATCGGGTGATTACGCCACCATCAAAAGACAATTGTTATCTAGTAATAAATTGAAAAACTTAATTTCAACAACATTGCCGGAAGGTTATGTTATACAAGATTATATATGGATTATTCAAAGATCGATGGTTCATACATGCCATCGTGATAATAATGGTGATTTTTTTAATGAAGGACAGCGAAATCCATCTTATACTATGTTAATTTATCTGGAAGATATGAATAAATGTTTGAGTGTTTTACCGGTGAGTCATAAACACAAGAACTCTTATTTTTTCAACTTTACTACACCATTGACAGATATATTATGTGAACGAGGTGATGTAATTTTATTTAATGCAAATTTGATTCATGTAGGCGCATTCAATGACCGCGATGATAATATACGCATTCAAATGAAGGTATCACATAGAGATGATATTAAGGTTCTCTCCTATTATCAGAATTTCAATAAAGTATTGAACCAAAAGAATAATGTACCAGAATTAATTAGAAAGGCACAGAGGTCGTTATCCTGCACTTTTCCAGGTATTTCCAATTTAACACAATCCGAAAATATTAAATCTAGTCGAGGGTCAGATAATGGCGCTCAGGTAGGTTGGTTTCAGAAAATATTTTCTTATTTATTTTATGGAAAATCGGATTTTTATGATTTACCCAATGCATTCTAATGAAATCGCCTATAGAAATATGTTTATTATAACAAAAAAAATAGTGTTATAATATAAATGAGTATTTCAAATCCTTCACAGAATATTTCTTTAGATTTACTTGAAAGGAAAATATTACCGAATATACAAAAAGAAATTAGAGTTCAATTCGCTAATTCAAGCATAAGTGATAAAAATGGTACTATAGAAACTGAAACATTTGAACAAGAGTCGAATATTGAATTCAAACCTTTGGCTAAGCGAAAACCAGTATCTGTATTAGATAAACGTAAACAATCAACGATCAACAGAGAAGAAATCATGAAAAAATTACAACAAAACAAAATGTTAACAACCAGAAGTGATATGATAGCACCTGCCGAAATAGTAAATATTGGGTCTCAATCGGAAGAACCTACAAAAATTGCGCCCGAGCAAGAAGAAGTACCTATTTCAACAAAAAAACGCCTAACGATTCGAGAACCAGTAGTAGAAGAAAATAACGAAGTTGATGAAGACCAAGACATGAAGGATTTAATGGCTATTGTAGAAACAGAAGAGAAATTAAAAGAACCAACTTTAGAAGAAGAGGCGATTGAAAAGGCTGAAGAAGTGCTACCAGTTCCTATAAAAATTAAAGTCAAAAGACCCAGAAAGGATAAAGAACCAGAAATCGAAGTTCCAGTTGACCTTACGACAGCAGTGATCCGCACACAAAAAGTTGCAGAACGCTTACCAAAAGAACGCGAAAAAATAATTATTAAGGCATCAGAATACTATATGAATAATCGTAAAATGTTTATACAGAAACTCACATCACTATTTAATCCTTACGCAAGAGATATTATTGCTGACGCTAGTACTGCATCATGTGACAGTCGAAGCCAGTCAAACGACTTCGACCCATTAACGCATCAGAAAATAGTGCGCGATTATTTAAACTTGTATACACCCTACAGAGGTCTACTATTATATCATGGTTTGGGTTCAGGTAAAACATGTACATCGATAGCCATTGCAGAAGGAATGAAATCGAATAAACGTGTTTTTGTTCTAACACCTGCATCTCTTAAGATGAATTTTTTTAGTGAAATGAAGAAATGTGGTGATTTGTTATATAAGAAAAATCAATTCTGGGAATTTGTTTCAATTGAAGGAAATCCGGAATATGTTGGTGTTTTATCGAGAGCATTATCCCTTTCGACTGAATATATCAGAAGACATGGTGGGGCATGGTTAGTTAATGTAAAGAAAGAAGCGAACTATTCCGAATTAACAACCGAACAACAGGTTACATTAGATAAACAGTTAGACGAAATGATACGTACAAAATATACTGATATAAACTATAATGGATTAAATAGAAGAAAAATCGATGCATTGACCGGTTCTGGTACAAAAAATCCATTTGATAATGCAGTCGTAGTTATAGATGAAGCTCATAATTTAGTAAGTCGAATTGTTAATAAAATAAAAAAGCCTGATTCCATATCTTATATTTTATACGACTGTTTAATGAAGGCGACCAATGTTAAGGTTGTTCTCTTGACCGGTACACCTATAATTAATTATCCGAATGAAATAGGTATTTTATATAATATATTACGTGGCTATATCAAAACATGGACTATGACAGTAAATGTCAAAACAAGGGAACCCATAAATACAGATGCTATTATTACTATGTTGGATGCCGCTAAATTGAGAACTTTCGATTTTATTGAATATACAGGAAATAGATTGACCATCACACGAAATCCATTTGGATTTATAAATATGAAGAAGGTAGGGCGATTAAAGGGGCAGGGTGCAAAGGCGTATGGCGGTGACCGAGATGCAATTACACCGAAAAAAATAACATTGAAAATAAAGGATGGTCGTGGCGATTCAAAGAAAACGAAAAAGAATAGAGAACCTTTGCCTTTTATTAATGGCTTAGTTGAAAAGTTTATGGCGCCAGAAGAAGTAATCGAAGAAGAAGATGCTGTAGCGGAACGTAATGCTAGAGTAGGTCCTAATTTTGATAATAATCCGTATAAAGGAGGTGCTGGTGCAACGACGATAACAGGAGGTGCTGGTGCAACGACGATAACAGGAGGTGCTGGTGCAACGACGATAACAGGAGGTGCTGGTGCAACGACGATAACAGGAGGTGCTAGTGAAGCATTTGAACGATACTCCGGTGTGAAACTAGATGAAACCGGTAATATGTCAGATCAAGTATTTATTGATACTGTTTTAAAGATTTTACGTAAAAATGACCTCGATGTTCCACAAGGTAGCATTGAAGTTAATTATCATAAAGCATTACCTGATAATGCAGAAGGGTTTTTCGCAACATTCGTTAATACAGAATCTGGTGAAGCAAAGAATCTCAACTTGTTCCAAAAACGTATCTTGGGACTGACTTCTTATTTCCGTAGTGCACAAGAACAACTATTACCATCTTATGTAAAAACAGAGGCAGGTGATATCTATCACGTTATTAGAACACCCATGAGTGATCACCAATTTAGTATTTATTCGAAGATCAGAAAAGAAGAAGCCGACCGCGAAAAAGCAAATAAAAAGCGTAAATTAAAACAGTCCGAAGATGATCCATATACGATTTCATCGACATATCGTATTTTTTCGAGAGTAGCATGTAATTTCACGTTTCCAAATGGTATCGAACGACCAGTTCCGAACGTAAAAGAAAGTAAGGATTTATCTGAAGCTATATTCGACGTAGTGCCTTTGAATCAACGAGTGGACGTAGACGAGTTTGGTGGTATTAGTGAGGAAGAAGAAAAAGAGGAGGTAGATGCTGAAATGACAGATGCTGATACGTCAAAGTACGTGAAACGCATTGAAAAAGCAATGGAAGATGTAAATGTATTGGAAGAAGGCACGTCAACGAGTAAATATTTATCAATGGATGCTCTTCAATCATTAAGCCCCAAATTTGCAGCAATTATGGAGAACATTACGAACGAGGCAAATCAAGGTCTTCATTTACTTTATAGTCATTTCAGAACGATTGAGGGAATAGGTATATTACGATTGATTTTATTGGCAAACGGGTTTGCAGAGTTCAAATTGTCAAACAATGGTGATGGTTGGCAAATCGTAGAAAAGGAGGAAGATGCAGGTAAACCAAGATTTGCATTATATACAGGAACAGAAACTGTAGAAGAAAAAGAAATTATACGTAACGTATTCAATGGTGCATGGGATTTCGTTCCAACAGCTATATCCAAAAAATTACGCAAAACATCGACAAATAATATGTATGGTGAGGCAATTAAATTACTTATGATTACATCATCAGGTGCAGAAGGCATTAACTTGAAAAACACTCGTTATGTTCATATCGTAGAACCTTATTGGCATATGGTACGTACTGAACAAGTTGTAGGTCGTGCAAGACGTATTTGTTCACATCAAGATTTACCGGAAGAGCTAAGAACGGTCGAAGTATTTTTATATATTACGACTTTATCAGAAGAACAAAAAGTGGACGAGAAGAATATCGAGTTACGTGTACGTGATATTAGTCGCATAGATAAGAAAACTCCAGTTACGACAGATGAAACATTATATGAGATTGCTAGTATGAAACAGCGCATTAATAATCAAATACTACAAGCAGCCAAAGAATCTGCAATTGATTGTAACCTATATTCTAGTACAAGGTCTGGCGATGAACCTTTGGTATGTTATGGATTTGGAAAAGTAGATTCGAACGCCTTTTCGTCACACCCGATATTTGAAAAAGATCGAGACGCAGCAGTACAAGGTAAGGATGTAAAAACCGTAAAAATGCGTGCTGTAAAAATCAAAATCGGCGACGAAAACTACGCATTGAATGAGGCAACATCTGAAGTATATGATTTAGAGAGTTATAATAGAGCCAAAGTATCAGGAACAGAGCCGATTTTAGTAGGACGATTAGAGAACCTTCGTGGAGAATATAAATTTGTAAGAATATAATGCATTGCATATTCGATATGATTCAATATTATAATTGTTATAATATTAAACTATTGCACCGATAAATGTTTGCACATTTGCGCCCTTAAAAAGACAATGTCTTGATGTTTCCAGTTGTCAAAACGTACCAATATTTATCATCATCATCGGTCGACTTGAAAACGTCTGTGAAAGTAGAGCCATCCAAAAAGAAGATTTCTACGTATGGAGAAGTAGGATTTCCATCGGCACCAATGTAAGATTTGGTATAACATACAGACATAGCCTGTCTATCCTTGATGGCTCCGTGTGCATCAGATACGATATTCTGGGCATCGGCATCAGAATAGATAGAAATCAAAGCGGTCTTTCCATATGATTGCAAAATCGTCTTAATCTGCTCGTTCAAAACATCGTAGTTAGCAGTGTTCAATTCAGTGGCCATTATATATATTGAATATATATATACTTGTTATTTATATTTTTTTCTAGCAAAAATATAATATGGACTATTTCATTCCTAAAAGATATATACCTAAAATATTGACTAAAAAAGATCGTGTTTTACAACGAAAAAACATTTTAAAATCAAGAAGGTTATATAAAAAACACACTTACTTCACCCGTCCAAAGGTAAAGTCATTTAAATCGAAGCCATCTGGTCATGTTGCTACTGCTAAACGTATGTATAAAGTAGATAATATAAGACCATCTACAAATCTAGCTAAACGAACTGGTTGTACGAGAAAAGCTTTAAGTAAAATCGTGAATAAGGGGCGCGGCGCATACTATTCGTCTGGTTCTCGACCAAATCAAACCGCCGAATCATGGGGTATTGCCCGTTTAGCTAGTGCTATAACCGGTGGCCCATCTTCTAAGATCGATTATCATATATTAAAAGAAGGGTGTAAGAGTTCGAGTAAACCACTGAAATTGGCTAAAAAACCATAATTGAACGCAAATATATATTTTGCACAATTAAAACATAAAAACAAACGAATAGTTATTATATTCTAATCAACATGAACGAAGAAAATAACGTTCTTACTATAAAAACTGTACAAATTCAGCCTATTCGTAATATGATCACAGCCATCAAAGATATACTTACAGATGCCACAATTACTTTTACTAAAGATGGCCTAAAGATTATTAATTTCGATAAAACACACACTATTTTGGTGAATGTTATATTACATGCTCATAAGTTCGAGCAATATAATTGTGAGCCTGAAAAAATTATTGTATGTGCCAATACAATTCATTTATTTAAAGTTATTTCGACTATGTCAAACGATGATACGCTATCCATGTATATTGATAAAGGAGACTATCACGATGGTATTGTTTCGCATCTTGGACTACAATATGATAATGGTGATATTAAACAGTGTTATAGTCAGAAGTTACGTTTGATAGAGCCAGATACTGAAGAGTTAGTTGTACCTGATGTAGAATACTCGACAGTGATTAATTTGCCTACATGTGATTTCCAAAAGATCATTCGTGATTTGAATGGAATTTCAGATCGTATTGAAATCAAGTCGGTAGGAAATGATTTGATTTTTTCATGCGAGGGTAATTTCGCAAGTTCTCGTATTTTCAGGTCAGAGTCAGATGGAAATATGGAGTTTTTGCAAAAATCGGATGCATCAGTCATTATTCAAGGCGAATTTTCATTGAAGAGCTTGTCACATTTCATAAAATGTACACCCTTATGCAGCCATTTGGAGATGTATTTGGGTAATGATTTGCCTTTGATTGTTAAGTATGATGTAGCCTCTTTAGGTGAAATCAAATTATGTTTAGCACCTTTGCCACCATCGTAATTTAGACGTCAAGTACATATACAATGATAAAGTTCAAGTTCGTTTGGTAGATAATACACCGATGAACGTTTGAAATGGTACAAACCGCCTATGGCGGTTTGCCTTTCAATTGATTTATCGGCAACGTTTCCCTTTCACATCTTGTGGGACGCCTTTTAGCGTCCCATTATAAATGTTCAAGGGTGTATATATTATCCACCAATATAGAGTAAAATATAACTATATAATATACAAAGTGTATTATGAATAATTTAGGATTGGATAATTGGACATTATTTGGCAATGACAGCAAAACTGCTAGTACACCAGAGCTTATAGGGGACATAATTGTTGGTACCGCAAAGACGACATTCGATCCATTACGAAGTCCTCATTTAAATCATTTGAAACATGCTATATTAAGTGATAACCAGCCTGAATTTGAAAAATACAAAGGGAACGCGAACTCTTATAATGAAGATGAAACCCTTCATACCAGTCCTATTAATATAGCCTTACGGTTTGGTAGATGTAAATGGGTTTCAGCTCTATTAGACAATACAGATAGATTAACTAAAGAACGACTACGTGAAATATTTTTAAATGCATTTTATCTTTCAATGACAAAACCAGAATATGTGTTAAAAGAGTACTTTGAAAAGGGTAAATATAAAGCAACAGAAGAAGAAAGGATTAGACGTGCCAGACGTGATGTAATAAATTTATTTCAAGGCAAACAACAAGAGGGTGATATGTTATATAGTAAAACATTTAAGGATTTAGTACCTGATTCTGAAATAGATAACTTTATTGCAAAGGTCAAAACCGGTTTGAATCATTCAAACCTTAGTTGTGTTAAAGTAATACTAGATAGGTTTAAATCATTAAACCCTAAACCTGAAGAATGGAAAAAACTACTCTCTCCGTTCGACGGTGTTAAATCTGGCACTTTTGTAGATGAAATGAGTTATGCATTGCGACGTGCATATGATAAACAGAATATTGAATTATGTAAATACCTATGTAATGAAATATATAAAGATTATCCACAAATTGGAGAAGTAATAATACCAACTAATCCAAAATATAAAAAAGATTTTTATAATGAACTAGAACGCGAAAAAACAGAGTGTAATACATTTCTTATTAATTATTTGGATAAAAGGTATGATAAAGGTTTAACGGATGAAGAAATAGAAATGGGATTTAGAGAAGTACCGGGTACTGGTGGTAGAAAAACAAAAAAATCAACGAAATCAAAGAAATACAACAAATTAAGTAAATCAAAGAAATATAATAAATCAAAGAAATATCACAATCGTAGAACAAAAAGACATTATTATACACCTTTGCACATGTAAACGGCTGAATGTAAAATGAGAAAATCTCAATTCATAGATAATGTTATCATGCAGAAAACAAGACAATATTCCAAATTATACTTACATAAGTACAATTTGGATAAATACATTTATTGACGACACTAAGCATAGTTGATACACCATTCAAATGTAAAGTCGTCGGGGTCGTCTGATTTTTTAGCACCCGAATTTAATACAGCCTTTATTACGATTTTATCGCTTGGATTTATTGTAAATGATGTAGCATCACTTCCTGATTGTGGTGTTACTGAACCGTTAAGAACAATGGTGGATTTAACTAGACCGTTTATCAAAAAATAATAGGTATATCCCACTGCATCGGCAATTGCTGGTTCGCCATTTAATGTAGCAACAACATTGAAGTTTGAAAGGGTTAATGATGTAGTTCCACTGTATGTATATTCAGCGGTTGATTGTGTAAAACTGTTTACTGCTGGAGTTATAGTATAATTTGTGGGATTTGGAATATTGACGCCAACATAGTATATTTTGCCAGTTTTATTTGCACCTTCAATTGCTTCTATGCCATCCCAATCTAACCCATTTCCGCAAATTTGTGGCTGTACTGGAGGAAAAAATGATACTGTTCCGGAACAATCGCATATGCCAGTGTCGCCTTTGGGTCCAGTTGGTCCTTGTTTTCCTTCGGGACCAGTTGGTCCAGATTCACCTTTGGGTCCAGTTGGTCCAATGGAACCGGTTTGTCCTTCTGGTCCTTGTTCACCTTTGGGTCCTTGTTCACCTTTGGGTCCTTGTTCACCTTTGGGTCCTGTTGGTCCTTCTGGCCCAATGGAACCAGTTGGTCCTTGTATTCCTTGTTCACCTTGTTTCCCATCAGAACCGGTCGGTCCAGTTACTCCCTTTGCACCCGTAGGTCCTCTTTCACCGGGACACCCTTTTTCACCTTTCTTCCCTTCAGGTCCAGTTTCGCCTTTGGGTCCTCTTTCGCCTGGACATCCATCTTCGCCATCGCATCCATCTTTGCCGTCTTTTCCGTCTTTTCCATCTCTACCATCTTCACCATCTTCACCATCTTCACCGTCCTTTCCATCTTTACCATCTTCGCCATCCTTACCATCTCTACCATCTTTTCCGTTTCTACCGTCACGTCCGTCTTCTCCATCTTTGCCATCTTGGCCATTCTCTCCATCTTGTCCATCTTTTCCATCACGCCCATCACGTCCATCCTCACCATCTTCTCCATCTTTGCCATCTTTGCCATCGCGACCGTCTTTGCCGTCTCTACCACATTTACCATCCTTACCATTTTCACCATCTTTTCCATCGCGTCCATCTAATCCAGGCTTTCCGTCCTTGCCATCTTTTCCATCTCGACATTTTGGATAACTATGTTTATAACATTTGTCGGATTTACACTTATATTTATTTTTTTTAGGTTTGCAGTTTTTTTCTGAGTTACAGTGATTTATTTTATTATCACAGTTATGTGAACATTTGTTTGAATCAGATTCATAATCAGAACACTCGGACATGGGAATATATAATGATATTATATATATATTGTTGTTGTTAAAATATTTTTTAACAAGAAAATAATTTGGCTAGATATACGCAGTCAAAAAATATCAATACAGTTTGTATTTACAAAGGTACAAGTTCAATTTATAGTTATAACAATACATTTACTATGATTATTCTTAGCATCGTTATCGTTACATTTCGTACATCTCCTTTCACATGAACTCTCACATCGTAGTTTTTTACACGATTTATAACAATATTTGCATTTTTTGGAGACGTATTCATTTCTTTCACATTTTTTACAGACGTTCGTCCTATTACAGACGTTCGTCCTATTACAGACGTTCGTCCTATTACATACATTCGTCCTATTACAGACGTTCGTCCTATTACAGACGTTCGTCCTATTACATACATTCGTCCTATTACAAAAATCATGGCTATCATTACAATATTGTGATTCGTCACTCGAACATTCTTCCTCACATGAACGACAAGGCATATATTAAAATAATATATAGAGTATTAAAAGACTTTAATATTCTAAAAGATTATTGTATATGCAGTTATAAAAGCAGAATTGTATTTTATTTTCCACATCAAGATTACAAAAAATACATTTGTAACCTTGTATTGTAAAAAGCAATTTACAAAAGCATGTATGCAGCGATAAATGTATATTTAGCATTAAAAAATCTGTAATATTATTATATATGCCTAGTCATAACCAAAATCCCTTTATTTCTTATCAGCATGTTCTATATGAAAACCAATATCTCAATAATAAATGTAATGAACTTACGACTATGATTCAATCATTGCAAAATGATATGGAATGTTTAAACTCATTTATCATGTCAAAATATGACATGTCTGGTTCAAATGTCTCATGTGTAATGACAGATGCATCCGGAAATTTTATTCCATGTCTTCATACAGACGCGTCTGGTAATATTATACCCTGTATATTAACGCCACCAATTACTAATCGGTGCGATGCATCTGGTCGTTGTTTCCCTTACTACCCCTATTACCCTTACTATCCGTATTATCCTTATTATTCGGGTTATCCTTATTCTTTGGTAAATGGTGACGGTGAATATTATTACGACACAGATGCGAATGATCGTGACGTTACAACACGTTCTCTACCTATTCCACATTTTCCAGTACAACCTGTACATCCTTTGCCTCATCCTGTAAATCCAATGCCTGTCCCTCTTCACCCTGTACGAGGATTATTTCGTCATCATAGACGTTGGCCAAGACCTATCCATTATTAGGTGAAAAAACATACAACTTTACTTATTATAATTATTATAATAATTACAATGCATACATGTATACAAAACTAAACGAATGCAGGTGTTCTATCGATTGTCCAAGATACTTCGACTTCTTCTTCCTCTTCTTCATCTTCTAATATTTTTTTTTCTGTATGAGAACAAACTAATTCTGTACGGCACATAGGACAGTTAGGATTTGTAGAAATCGCCACGAACATACAAGATGCATGAAATATGTGTCCACATCGCGTGACCATCATGTTGATCATCTTAATGTCTTCGAAGCAAATGGCGCAAGGTTCGAGCTGATTTGGTACTTCAAAACATGGCGACGCCAAAGTTTCGTGGTGTGCACGTAAAACCTCATCTTCTTCGTCCTCTTCCTCATAAACCTCATCTTCTTCGTCAACCTCTTCTTCTTCACTCTCTAAGTCTGTCCAAACTGATTCCGAATCACTATCTTCGGCCATAATATCAGAACGAGCATTTCTGAATATCTCACTAATACTGTGTTGCATGTTCTCTAGGTCTGCCATATTTTACAACGTGTTTGTGCTTACTTATTTTTTACAAAAAAACTTTTCAATTTTTCATTCAAATTGTTATTATTTTCGTGTTTGTCGCAATGACTTGACCGACTTTTTCGGTAGGTGTAACATTACAAACTTTTGTATATACAATAGGAACGTCCTTCGCCGATTTAAATTTCGAAAACTGCTTACATAGTACTGCACCTTGACTAACTATATGTCCCAACTGCTTTTTATTCGACGTTACGATATCATTCGTTTTCGCAATGACGTGACAGGATGCTTCCCCATCAATATGAAACCAAATATCATTATCACGAGATGTATGTAAAATATCGATATTATCTTTCGCGTTTTGTCCGACATGGTATTCGATTTCTACTTTAAGTGAGTCAATATATTTTTGAATAATACGTGGCATGTTTATTAGTGAAATAACATAATGAAATAAATGAACATCAATTTTTTATATATAATTATATATAAATGTCAGAATTACATGGTTTATTAGAAGGTTTCATAAAAAAAATGACAATAGAATCACCTTATGAACCAGACCCATTAAAAAGAATGCCTAGTTTCTTAGAAGAAACGTCAGAACTCACAGAAGAAGATAAACGTATTACTGTTCTGGTAAACTGTCATGGCCGAGAATTGATTGACCAACCGTTACTAGATTTAGGTGTAACAGTTCGCGTTTTTAGTCAAGCAGGTAAGCTAGGGGTTTGTTCGTGTGTAGTACGAAAAGATATAAACGATTTTTCACATATTTTGAAAGAGAATTTCGATGATGTATTACACGAAGAATATGAAAATTCTACGTATAAAATGTTGAAGGATATATTGTCTAGTCAAATCAAAAACTACGGTGTATTGGTGGATGGACATTTACGTAATTTGGCAACTAAAATGAGAGAAGAAATGAAAGATGATTCTACATCAGCTAGTCGTAGTAAAGAAAAAATACTATCCCTGCAAAAAATAAGAAAAGATATGCTAGATACCAAGAAAGCCCAGTCGAGCATTCGTTGTGAAAAGCATATTCGCACGTATGTACCCGTCGTAGAAAAGGTATATGATTTCAGTGAAAATTATTCCGCTTCTGAATCCGAACCAGAACATAGAATATGTGTTATACATCATGACCCTTTGACCAAAACCACTATGAAAAAATACAAGGATAAATTATCAGAATTAAATTCTCATATTCATAATTTAGATTTTACAAGTCCGAATGATGTAAAACGATTATTTGGTGAAAGAGTGGCTAAGCAATTTAGCGAAGGTATAATACATTTAAATGAAATGTTGATGTTATTAAAATCGCTTGGATTTAATATAATAAATATAGTTGATTATAGTTGCAGAACTGTAGAAGGAGATGAGAGACGTATAGATGAAATTGAAGAAATGGAACGTAGTGTTCGTATTGCAAAGAACTATGGCTAATGTCTATCGGTACACGTCAGCAATCGTCTTGCTCTACTATAAAATACTTGAATCCATATTGGTTTAATAGTTTCACAACATCGTCATCATATTTCGAAAAGAATAATTCTACGTTTCTTGCCAAAACCCATAATGAAGAACCGAACGGAACTGAAACAATAGACCATGAATATTGATTATTTGATACTGGTCCTAAGTTGAGTACCCAATAAGGTGCAATAAAAGGCGCTCCTTCCAAATAAACCGACAACTGACCTGGCTCAGATAAATTTTTATAAAATGCATATCCAGATATAGATTCAGGAGAACCAGTTTGTAAATTTTCTTGATAATTATATACAGAAACATTATTGTTTCCTAGAATGCCATAGTCTGCTGTAATACATTTACCGGGCCCTTGAAATGTAAAATCTACAGGCGCGGCATACACTTGATACCAATGTCCTGTATAGAGCGAGACGTCTAATTCTGAAACGGTTGTAAAGTTATTCGGATTGGATTCAATCAATGATAATCCTAACTTAGAATAAAATAATGAAACGCAAAAGAGTGCTATAGTAAAATAAGAATACATAATAGATAATATTACGCAATATATTTATATCGTTTATTATAAATCAAAACTCCTTCCGTCGTCAAAACTCCTTCCGTCGTCAAAACTCCTTCCGTCGTCAAAACTCCTTCCGTCGTCAAAACTCCGGTTCGTGTTTCTTAAACAAGCATCCCTGTTTCAGCAAATTCGGTATTTGAATTATCATACTCGGGTCTTGATAAGCCGACGTATCCAACCATATTTTAATAATACAAAAATTCTTCTTAGGAGAAATGGTAATACCATTAATATGTTTATTATGTTTCGAATCTACACAAAGTGATTCGCCACATAAACAGTAAAACAAGTTCCGCCATACTTCAGGAACGCATTTATTAATTATTTTATAGGAAAAACACCCACCGTTCCTATTTCGTGGATCTTCCCACATGGGCGTAATCCCGTCCCGCATAACAAATAACATACAATTTTTAATAATGTTCTCATGTATCTTATCGTTCAGTGCAATGACTTGCTCTACCGATTCGATAGAGCTCATTATAATTGTATAACTGGCTAGTTCCCAGTTCTTATCGTGTGGTAAATGGTAATACAAATTCCATTTATCATTCAGGTTATGTTGTGGGGAAGGAATACTCAGTGCATCCATTTTGTTTTTCTGAGATTACGCCCCCGTACTTTATAGGTAGAATTGTTTTTAAGTATTTTTTTGTAGTGTTTCTTGTGGGATTTTTTGTGGGTTCGGTTTTTGCGGGTTTTGGGTTTATTTAATGAACCTCCTATTCTGGCTTCTACTTCTTCTACTTCTTCTACTTCTTCTTCTTGAGCTCCTTCAACTTGCCTATCCCTATAACTGCATCCGAATTTAACAAATAAATCGTCTTTTAATTGAGAATACGTTTTATAATCCCAATAACTTTCATCAGTTAACATTTTTACAATATCGTTGTAAAAGGTTATTGTTTGTCGAAAATTACAATTATTGTCTTGAACATCTAAAATATTAATTATTTCATTAATGAAACCTCTGAGAAGTGTTTTTTCATTGTTACTCAACCCACGTACTGTATTATTATTAATACTGTGCACTTTTTTAATTTCATTTAATTCTTTTTTAAGTTTATACCCAATTACTCTAATACGTGCTTTTTTATTACCTTCGATCAATTCTTCATCAGTTAGTCTTGGTAAAGGTTCCATTTCATTAGTCGTTGGTTGTTCACCAAGTATAGCAGCCGTTGGTTGTTCACCAAGTATAGCAGCCGTTGGTTGTTCACCCGGTATATCATCTTCGCGTGATTTGTCAATACATGTAAAATTTGTCGAATTGGTTTTTATTAAATATTTTTTGTGAATTATAACACTTTTTTCTTTAGGTTCTTTGCCATAAATGTCTGGTTGGTACTTTTGTAATATAAACTCGGTAATTCGACTAATAGAATTAGTTTTTACTTTATAAAAATTTTCATTAATTACTTCACTTGCAATACATCCAGCTGTTCGTTTAAAATTTCTTTCGGGTATATAAATATATACTTTATCATGTACATTAAATAACGATTGTTCTAAATTTCGACTAATCTGTGTTTCTTGAGTAACTTTTTCAATTGTTTCAATTGATAACTCTTCATTCGCAATTGTTTCAATATCTGTATTATTTAATGGTTTATCAGATGTTGGACAAATTAATTCAAATATTTTTATGTTGTTTTCAATTAAATATGTGAAACGGTCAAAATATTCTTTAGAGTCTGATAAATTACGGTCAACCGCTGATAATAAATAAAAAAACTTTATAATACGCGTTACACTCGCAGTTTCAGTTATTGTAAAATTTGTTTCGTTATAAGTTGCATTCAATTGTTCTATAGCATTATTATAAATTGGAACAAAATCTATATCTTTGTATATTCGTTTTATATCGGACATTACATCTGAAACTGTCGTACTAAAAACCATAATATTACAATCCAATGGATAAATTCCTTTCTCAGTATATTTTTTAAACACCTTCTTAACATCTGCTATAAGAACTTGGTAGTCTACTACATTAGAAACCATCGCATTACCAACATTTGACATTGCAACATTATATATAGCTAAAGTGCCCATCATAATTGGTGCACCAATCCCACTTATTAATCCCGCTAATGTTACGACACCTATAATAAGTGTAGCTAACGAGTTAAATCCTTTTAATAAATCCATTGAAGTAGTACTTACTCGTTTTAATTCATTAAACGAACATAAATCATTTTCTATTAATTTATCAAGTATTAATACTCTTGACGCCAATTCAAATGATTTTATGTCTGATAAATTTTTCTGATTTTTTGTAGTAGTAAGTCTGGTAAAAGCTCTAGACACACCTTTTAATATATTAGAAAACCCCATTAGAACTTTACTCGTTATATCATAGCACGACGAAACATGCTTTGTTATAATTTTTAATAACCGTTTAGAATCTTCTATTAAATAGCCTTTATTATCGCCACGTAATGCTATCAAAAATAGTATATATAGTTTGTATATTTGGTAATTATCTATACTATCTTGTTCTCCTGTTGTGCACGTAAAATCAAGTTCGTGAATTAAGTGTGATAATTTAAAAAACATTATTTCATCAGAGCCATTTTTTTCATTATAATAATAATTTAATATAGATTGTATTTTTTTTTGAATTAAACAAAATTTACTTTCATGGTTGTTTGTATAAAATACTTTTTTATATAATAAACTATTAGGTTGTTTTCCTTGAAGGTTTTCAATAAAATTCGAATTAATATATTTTTTTTTTATATAAAAACTTTGAATAAAATCTTGGTTTGATACCATAATTGAAATACGTATACTTTCTTCTATTTTCTTTACTTTTTCATCTATAGGATTTAATCTATATTCTTTGTACCAAATATCAAATAGTTCTATTAACTCTTGAAAAAGGTAGCTATCACTATCAAAATCTGTATGTGTTAAACCACCTTTCATATTATACTCCGTTTTAATCATTAATTTTATTTTATATATTATTAATATAAAATAAAATTATATTCATCTCTATTAGAGGATAAATGTATTTATCCTTCGTTCCTTGTAATAGGATATGAGTCAGAGGTCGATAACCAATGGTTAGCCATTTGGCTACAAATCTAACGATAGACCTTAAACAATTTCATATCGACCATCTTCACCTAAAACAATTCCTTGTCCCCATTTCAATTCAACGACATTTACATCTCCATCCAATAACTTTATAATATAACGATTATCATATCTATACCCCAACATCTGATATTCTAGCCATCGCTTAATAAACAAATTCGATAAAATATGATTCCCGATATTCCAATATCCCTTATCTAAATTCACGACAATACCTTGACTCATTTCAGGATGTGTATATTCAATACTTAAAAATTTATTTGTAAACATACCTGATTTCTCAATATCAAATAATTCTTCTGTAGAATCATTACATGTATTCATATTGAAACTTCGAGTGTAATATTGTTCACCTAATTTCATAATCACCATACTATGATTCAATTTACTATCGAATTTAATTACTGAGTTTACACCAGAACATGCTGTATCAAAAGCATTGTTCAAATATTGGTTTCTATTATTTTGTTCGAGTTCTTCGTTATCCAAATCGTAATATAGTTCCACAAGCTTATTATCATACATTGAGCTAGTTTTTAATGCAGATGAAGAAATCCAGTTACTATTAAAGGGTTCAATTCGTTGTCCAATCAATGTGCATTTCAAATATTCTGCCGAATAAACAAGGTTGTCAACTCGACTTTTAATACTAGGAATAGAATAAACTTTATCAAATCCATTTTTACAATATTGTACTGTTTCACTATAAAATGTGAGAAGATGTAATCCTATTCCTTGATAATCGATATTTTGGAAATAATGTATAACATTTTGAATAGTTAGCCAAGTAAACGTTTGAAGAAAGATAAAAAAATTTTCCATTTGTATTGAATACTCCATGAATAATAATGTAACAATGCGGTTTAGTTTTATATTTGTTTTGTATATTTTTATATTGTAGTATATGTTACTAGTATACATTAACATGAATCTACGCAACCATGCCTGATGGAATAACGCTAGAAATACCGTTAATATATTCTCTGTTATATTTGCCATTACGATTACTATTCGTTTTATCTGTTATAGCAAAATCGATAAGGGGATTTCCGGTTGAAATATTTGACATCTGTCCTACCTGATTAGGCATACCGCTATGTTTTGTAATAGCAATAGCTTGAACCATTTCATCTGGTGTATCCATTCCTTCACGTACTTTTATATAAAAGAGATATCCTATTACTATTATTATTAGTATTAAAACGCCAAATACAATTGTTCTCGTTTTCATGTAATAATATATAATAATGATAATATATTATTATGGTGGACCCTAAATATCTAATGAAATCGTGTTTTTGTCAGACTTATTCTTACGACGTCTACTACTTTTTGGCATGTTTCCATTCTGCAAATCCTTGAGAGAACTAATCGAAATCATAGAATCATTGTCCATAGAATTTACTTGTACCGGCTCTTCATGAATATTTACAGTTCTAGTTTTCAAACCTGATAAAATATTGTCAATATCGGTATTAGCAGGACCACGCATTTCTGGGCGTTGAACGGGAGGTTCTTGTTGCATTGGTGGTCTCATGCTACGTTCTTGCTGCATTGGCGGAACAGGCATTGTCTGAGGTTGTTGATATACATTTACGTTCTCAAACCCGCCATTTACTGGTACGCCTTGTTCACGGAACATTGTGCCTCGTCCTGCATTAATATCAGGTCTATTAGATTGTTGTGGTTCATTTGTGAAAACCATACCCGGTCTTTGCATCGGACCAGCGTTTTTGGTTTCAACTGGTGCAGGTGGCGGAGGACCTCGCGGTCTATTTTGTTGCTCTTGTACAAATTGATTCGCCATATTGAATCCTGGAGAACTTTGACTCATACTATTCACTGTTGCATTTGTAAACATACGCATGAGTTCAGGACTTTGTTTAATAACGTCATTGAATGCAGGTGTAGCACTCGAAAGAGCCTTGTTTGAAAAATTCAAAACGGCAGCACTAAATCCAACACGTAAAAGCAGGGAAATCTCGGGTGCTAATTTACCACCTTTATACTTATCATGTAATTCCGAAAAAATCTCTTCATAACTATCCAAATCTTCACTAATTTGTTCTCCCCAACCATCTAAATTCAAATCAAAAGGATTAAATACGGTGTTTGCATATTCCATAGAGTTAATGAATGTCATAAACCACCACCCTTGTAGTTTAATGCTGTCTTTTTTACGCTTATCCTCGAGAGCAGTTTCATACTCATCTTCAATTTCTTCATATTCAGAATCCATTGTAAAATGAGAACTATGTTTAATAGAGCCTTTCTCGTACCATTCTTCCAATTTTTTAATCATCATACGTTTTTTCTGTCTACGTTCACGCTCGGACATTTTCGTAGAAGACCCACCAGATAAAGGAATTTCTCCCATCTTCGAGAACCCATCCCATGTTCTTGTGTTACCAGCACTCTCTCTAGTAGCATGACCAATATTTGAGTCAGTTGCTTCATTTACATTAGGGTTAGGTGCGGATTTCGTGTCAGATGCGGATACAAAACCACCTAAATTAAATAGATTAGAAGCAAAACCGCTCAATGTTTTTGTATCACCAGAACTTGAACTAGATGTTGTTGGTTGTCCTAAACCCTTATTTATTTCGTTTTCTAAACTATCTAATTCACCAAGATTCAAATTCGAACTAGAATTGGAGCGTTTTTTATCATTCATTAAGAGTTCGATTCCACCACCAAAACTCGAACTTCCGACGCTTGTTTTTGGTTCATCGAAACTAAGTGAAATAGGTTCTAAATCATTCAATGCGCCTAAATCGATTACTTCCATTGTATTATGATAATTATACAATATTTATTTTTAAATCCTCCGCATATGTTATTATATTTCTGTGTTTTAAGTACCAAAGGCCTTGTAAAAAACAATCCGCTAAATCGTCCTTCTTTTTTGATGGAGATTCAGCGAATAATTGAGAACCCGATAATTCCGTATTTTTTTCCACTATGTTTTGGCAATAAAATATGCCGTCTTTTTTGTGTTCTTTATAAGAGTTTGTAATAATCGTGTTCTCCAAAGTGGATTTTTCCTTATTTTCTAATCCAACAAACTGTTTTAACTTGTGGGATGAAGATACGAATTCAATGTGACATCTGGGAACCTTCATAATAAAATATTGCGCTAACATACCTTGTATTGTTTTCATACGTGTGGCTATAGGTGAAATCTGGTTCTCGATGACAACATAATCTATTGTTTCTATACCGTCGATTTTATCGAGTTGTTCTTTCATATTTTTACCAATTTGTATCAAGTCGGTTTCACCAGCAGTTTTCGATTTAGCCATTGTAATATTTTCGTAACAACGGTTTTCAAAAAAATTCAACATGATTTCAATCAAATTATCCTTTTTTTGTTCGGCAAGGTTCTCTAATCCATGTTTTTTTCCTAGATGGATAAGTTCTTGTACCTTTTGTTTCTTGAGACCGGTCGATAGATATTGTTTGGCTGGTAACATAAATTGTGTTTCCGATTTTGCATGTTTATCACAATAAAATTTTCCGTTTTTTGTATATTTTGCTAAGCGTGTACACGGTTTGACAATAGGATTTTTCTTCGACTTGTTCGATGTGGAACATGTACATACTTGTGTAATGGGCTCGGCAGCCATTAAATTCAGAACTGACCAATCTTTAATAACAAGTTGACCTGATACATCGAGAATGCAATAGGCCATATTTTTTATTCCTATATCAAAACTAATGACACGCATAATAGTATTATGTTATTTCTACATAATATTATCCTATTTATTACGAGAACTGTAACGCTTGGAACCAGGCTTGGAACCACGTCGTCTTTTCGACCTTCGATTTTTTCTAGATTTACGTCTACCGCCAGTTTGTGATTTGTTATTTTCACGTTGATTACGCTTCATTATTTTATTATTATATTCGTTAATCAATGTAACCATTTCATTATTGTTTTCAATACTGGGCATAGGTATAAGGGTTCCGTCACCGTTCATTCTAACCGAATCTACATCTATACCTTCCATACTAATATAATCTTCGTCGTTTTTGCTCGACATATATATTTATGTATATATTATTGCATTTTCAGTAATTGTTCCTGTGTAATAACAGGCGATATTTTACGTGCGCTCAATTGTTCACGAGTCAAATAAGTTTCTTTTAAATCACTCGAAATATATCCTAAAGGTTTTGTGTTATCCAATACTGAATTAAATTTATAAGGTGTATTGCTGATACCAGAAACCAAATTGGATTGAATATCTACAACATCTATTGGACGTTTATAATAGCCTATATCATTTGAAGATTCGCGAAAGTTGTATTGCATGACTTCTTTGGCATTCTGGGTCAAGTATCGACGATATTGCCAATTCGATTGGATATCGTTAGCGCGGATTATGTCATTATTGATAGTAGATTCTGGCTGCCATGTGGAAGTGATTGAACGACCGTCGCTCATCAATGGTGGAAATCCATCATATTTATTATTGGCATGATAACCTAAAGCGGATTGAGGTACAGTTTCTTTTATAACAGGATATGCATATTCTAAAGAGGCTGCATTGTTAGAGAACATAATATATATAATGTAATATAATATATATTATTTAGTTATAATTTCAAACACTTTCATCTAATAGTTTCAATAATTCGTTTTTCTTTAATTTATTAGCATTTGTTACTAAACCTTTCGCAACAACTAGCGTTTTTAATGCTTGTAGATTCATATTCTTATAATCAGTTGTTTCATTATTTGGCTCTTCCTGTATTTTTTCGGGATTCTCTAATTCGATTTGTTCGATAATGTCATTGATATTCTCTTCTACTATCTCTAGATCTGCGATTAAATCTGATTCACTCGACTCTATGACTAAAGGAACTTCCTCTTGTATATCAAACTGGTGTTCGACGGTTTCAAATTGTTTTTCTACGTTTTCAAATTGATGTTCGATAGTTTCTAGTGTAACCACGTCATCGTCTTCATCATCATCTTTATCGTCATCATCGTCGTCATCCTCATCTTCATCTTCATCGTCTTCATCATCATCTTCGTCTTCGTCTTTTTCATCTTCCTCTTCCTCTTCCTCATCTTCCTCTTCCTCATCGTCTTTTTCATCTTCTGGTAGAACAGATTGTTGCAATACAATAGAATTAGATAAAGGCAAACTTGGTAGTCCTTGCATGATTCTTGCTGTGGCACCACGAACAATGGTAATTTCCTGCACAACATTATTAATAATTTCGAACATAGTATCACATTTTTGCTCTAAAGTAGATAAACGTTGTTTAAAGTGATATACAAGTAATAATATTAGAACAAAAGTAATTCCTAAACTGATAAAGAAAAACGTCTCAATAAAGCTGAAAAGTCCCATAATTATTATATGGATACAAATAAAATGTCAAAAAGTAAACGAACCAATTATGAATCTTTTTTCTATGTAAGAAAATATCTAGAATATTATATACATCTTTCTACTATAAATGGAAAATAATTATGGATCAGCGATATCTTCACCAAAACCCATGATTTCATCATCTATGCCTAATGTTGGACAATCTATGGAAAGTATATTTAATACAAAAAATACATTAATTATTATTTTGGTTTTATTACTTGTATTCTCTCTTTTAGGAATAAATCTTCTCGTCATATTTGGTAATTTGTTTCAATCTATTGTTCAATTCTTTCAGCCATTAATAACACAAGTTCTTTCTGTATTTGGTTACACAACTGGTTTAGTCATTGAAAAGTCAGCAGATATAGTAACGAATGTTGGTAAAACCGGATTAGATATTGCCGGAGGAGCTGTTCACTCAGTTGGTGATTTATTGATTGACGCAAGTTCTCCAAATCTAAATCAAACTCTTAATCGTAGTAATATTCGTAATAACCAACCATCTCCTGATAGTACAACAAATCCTATTCAAAACCCAATCACATCTGGTAAGGCAAACTGGTGTTTAGTCGGAGAGTATGAAGGAAGACGTGGCTGTATTTCTATAACTGATCAAGATAAATGTCTGTCTGGACAAGTATTTCCTACACACCAAATGTGTTTAAATCCTACATTAACACAACAGCCCACACCTTTAAAAAGCATACCTGAATAAAATATATAGAATCCATTTTTATATAATTCCAATAAAATTACATAAAAAATAGAGTATAGTCATAAGAAGCAAATGACCACGACAAAACAATTGTATGTGTTTTTTTTAGAGAACAAGAAATGGCTATTACACCCGTCAACAACCACAGATCAATATTATCTATTATTAGAGTGCTATTTGATGTACGATTTTGCGAAAACGAATTTACCAGTCAGATTGTTTGAAACAATACCCATTATGGATGAATTGGAAGTTGATATGTATGTAAAAAGATATATGCGAAGTTATGGTATAGAGAACGTAAGAGGTGGAAATTTCATAAACGAATATTTACCGTCTACTGTCATTTCTTCGATAGAATCAGAAATAAACAAGGATTATTACGAAATTCCCACATTAATCGAGACAATTTGTCGAAAGTACGAATCTATACAACATTGGAGACTGGCTGATGTGAAACAATGGAGAACATGGCGCAGAGAATACGAGTTTATGGATCAGCCCAATAATATAAAAGATGTAATGAAACTAGAAAAGTACTACTTAAAAAGAGATTGGACTCTATATGAAGAAAAAAAACACATGTTTCAGTCATTAACTTATTGTTCTCCGGACATAAACCTAGACCTCATTGATTTTACACAAGAAATAGAATGGTTTAAAATGCAAATTATTCCCGAATCTACAGAACTTACTGAAATATGGAGTAATAAAGAAGACGCCCTTCGTTACACAGTGCTATTGCAACTTTTCGAGTTTTTAAAACAAAAATTCTTACTAATACACGATGAACTACCTCATTATGAAAGAGAATGTTTCATTCATACGCCAGTTCTCATTTTCGATACATTTATATACCATAGATACGACACTAATAAAATGGAGAAAGAACGTAAAGTCGCGCTAGAAGTATTCTATATATTTGAATATATGTTTAATTGTGTAATGAATCGAATAGAAGATTATAGATTTTCGTTAAAACAATATCCACAGGATTACGAGAACCAAGTTAAATATACTATTGAATACATCGATTATACTTATTTTTCAGATACTATGTAAAAAATTGAAAGGTAAATCCATTTACTATGAAATATAATAAAAACTAGATACTATTTATTATATTTTATATATTTCATATGTCTCGAAAACAGTCACGCACTGAACGAGGTAAACAAGCCATTTTAGATATGGTGAATAAAGTATTTCCAGATGTGGTGAATCATGAGGTTATTCTCTATGACGGTACAAATCGTAACGCGTTGTTGAATTATGCCTTAGTTATACCAATGGAATCTAACGTAGAATTTATCGTCGAACCACCCATTTTCAAAAAAAAATGTTTAGAATATTTTGCGCCTTATTATTGTAGCGTTACCAGGAGACGTTCAGACCCGAAATTGCTGTCATATGTTGAATGTAAAACATGCGAAATAAAGGTCGATATAGAATCTGTCGAACATTCTTATAATCTCGTTGCAGATTTTGAAATAAAACACTACAAAGATCATGTTCCTTATCCAGACCCAGAATCCATTGGGCAAATGAAAGTATTATTAGAAGTTGTGCAAGCCATGTTGGCTGCTGCTAAAAAAGAAAATATCAGATTAATTAAGAAGAATAATGGAATTATTACCAAGTCGAAGAAAAGCATTGCAAATATGCGTAGAATTATAACTACCTTATATGAGTCCTGTCCAAACAAACAAAGTTGCCCTACATGCTGGGAAGAAATTACGAGAGAAAAACTATTTATTCCGGTGTGTGGTCATTTTATCTGCACGGACTGTAAGGAACGATTGACAGCCCAGAATTGTCCTATGTGTCGTGATCCACTATCTAACATATAGTATTATACGCCAGTTAAAGAATATGTTGTTAATGTAGTAGTAGGTGTAAAATTTAAAATAGTATTCGTATTGCTACCATTAGAATCCCCAGTATAATTACAAATAACTCCCATTTTTTGATTCGTAAAGTTATTGTTTGATATATTGGTTGTAAATAAGAGTTGTATATCATAGACATATCCTGGACTAGTAAATAAAGACAAATTATTGATAGTTAAACCTGTAGGATTACTTATTGCAGTAATGGCAGTCGAATTTGTGTTCGCTATTGGCGTAAAAGACACATCGAAAGTCATTGAAACGTCGAACGCCATCGTACTATCATAAATAGTACAAGCTGGGTTTGTATACTTCACCAGTTGATTACTATAGTAAACAAGTGCCTTTGCAGATGTAATAGAAAATGTATTATTAGGGACAAAGATGTTTTTTGTCGAATTTGGTACAGTTGCACTATAAGTCAAAACGATTGGTGTGCTATAAGTAAATGTATATGAATCTTGATCTATTGGATCTAATATACCTATTGAAAAAATGGTAGTCGGTATTCCATTGGGACAATATTGATTTTCATTTATAAGTGTAGACCACATAACCGTGTCAGAAACTGGTTCAGACGAATATGAACGTGTTTGTGTTGCGTAATTATATAATGGAACTGTCGTATCCATATATAAATATTGTATAGGACCCGGCACATCAGAAGAAGTTGTTGGGGTTTGGATAGTGCTTTTACTTATACAATTTCCAGCAGTTGCTTTAATGATATTTTGTGTAAATGTACTTTTTGTAGTGCTTCCTATCGATGTAGATGACGACACATAAGTACTTTCTATAGTCTCTACTGTATTTGGGTAAGTCGTCGATTGATATACTCCACTAACTAATAATTTATACTTTTCAGCTTTGGTGTAATTATTTGTTTTTGTATTAGACTTAGATGCCCCATAATTTAATATTTCGGCTTTACGACGCATATTTAGTTGTTGTTGCGTATATTGAGGGTAAGGTGATATTGGCGTAAACCGTGTAGGTGGAACAGTAAATAACATTTGTCTTAAACGTTGGGTGCAGACAGTATTTAAACATAAATCCGTTGTTGCCATTCTATAATATATTATTGATAGTAATAAATTATAGATATTTACAATAAAATAGTTGGCTCAATTGTATATTTGCTGTGTTGAGTACCAATTTCTAGATAAATAAGTTGTACCTGCACTAGATTTTGTAGAATTGACTAAAGACATATTAGGACCACCCATTACTACATAATTTATTTCGAAAATATTAAGAGCATGGCTATAATATCTTAAATTGGATAATTTACCAGAGAATCCTCCATTGGGTGCAATAAGAACGTCACTATAATTCTGTTTTGGTAAATTATTTAGTGTTAAATGAGACGCGATTACACCATTTACATAGACATCTATTACTTTTTGTTCAGCTCTTATTGCAATATGTACCCAGTTTCTTAATGGAATGTTTTTTATATCAATACTATTCAATGTATCATTAGATAGAACAGTATCCATTTTTACGCGTAATATGCCAGTATTTATATCGGGTCCTAAATATACTCCTGGTCCGTTATTGACCTTACCATCTCCTTTACAGAAGATAGTTTGTAAACCAACAGATTTATCAGGTAAGTTATCAATAAATAACCAGAACGACCAAGTAAACTCTAAACCCTTAGATTCATTATTGGATCTCAATATGGGTATGGAAGATGAATTATTAGGGTTTTGTGATATTGTCATTGAACTATTACCCTGAACCATACCATGAACAAGATATGGATTTTTATTAGGTCCAGTAAGATAAGTAATAATCATAATTCCTAAAGACATTAATATCAAAAACACAATAATAACTAATATAATAAACCCGATTTTAGCTACAATTGTATTGGATTGTAGAAAACTAGGAGAACCAGCAGTTCCTTGAGAGAATTGACTAAAAAAATTTGTAATACTTGTTTTTGCACTGGATAGTGCATTCGATACACTGGTCGATGCGTTCGAAACCGCAGTAGAAACACTACTTGATGCACCAGATACTGCACCTGTTACATTATTCATTGCTGCTTTTGCACTTTCCATATTTATATTTTATATATAACTTATCTATATTATATATGAAATTTATCTTGTTATAATTTTTTCTAAATTATTCATATGTGTTTTCTCTATCTGTTACCATATAGAGATTTGAGATGATTGAACCCCATTTTGTAGGACATTTAAGTTTACATTATATGCTGAAAATGGATTCATACTAGTGCCATTTCCTGCCATATATTTTGTCCAAGCAGTCTGTGGATCCATTGGCCGTGTATATCTCTGGAAACTCGATACAGTTGCATCCCAACCATTTCCTAAATTGACGGGTACAGTTGAGTCTGGTGGCATAGCAGGACCTACCGAATTGTTGAACATTCGCTGTGATTTTACTAATTTTCCATCCATGTAAACGTCGAAGTATTGGCCATCTGCACTCACTGCTATAAACACCCATCGTTGAATAGGAAAGTTATTAGTTATTACCATTTCTTGAATATTACCATCACTCATTTTAACACCTAATTTTAATGTTGGCGAGTTAGGGTCTAAATATAACACTAAATTATTATTACGACCAAAAATTGTTTTTCTTGTAGATGATGCCCATGTGTTTACATAGACCCAAATACTGTATGCATAACTAGGTGTAGTAGGATCAGCAATTGATGTAATAGCAGGTTGCGCTGTTTTTAAACTAACTGTGTATGCAAGTTGACTAGATGTATTAGTAAGGTATCTGTATAACAAAAATACCAATAATACAATAACAATTCCTAAAATGATGACAACCCAGTTCATTTAATTATTATGCTATAAATAAACTATATAAATTATTTTGTGTTATGTATTATTATCTATAGTTTACATTGTTTGTAATGGTGGGTTTTTATTCATTAATAAGTTATAATTAGCTACAATCTGCGTTTTTGTTTGTGGTTTATTATAATATTTTATGTTACATATTGCACCATCTAAACCATTGTTTGATCCAATATAGAACTTATCTCGTGCACTATAATCAGGTTCATTGTTATCAAATACCACTGTTCTCTCTAAATTACCATTTATGAATAAATCGGCTTTATTCAAAACATAGTTAAGTACAATATTTACCCACTTCTGTTTTGGAATCGTATATTCATATCTAGTAGGTATTTCTGTTGAATCTGTAAAATATATTATAAGCTTATCAGAGTCTTGATTTGATTTATTAAAATATGCTATTCTTGGTTTTCCTGTGTCATGATTCGAATCACCGTAACAGAAAATTGGTACCTCTTTAGCATAACCAGTGAAATTAGATGGCTGAGAGTTCAAATATACCCACATAGATATGCAATATTCACGACGAAACATTACCGTGTTTTCATTTGATGGATTGTTAATTCCTAATTTTTTCTTTTCGGCAACTGTCATTTTAGTTGGATCGTTATTAGAGATAATGCGTTCTTTATCTAAAAACCTGGAATCCGCTAATAAAAGAGTATTGTCTGATTGTATTAGGTATTTTAATAATTGTGGTACATAAATATATAATAATATTAGTACTATTTCTAGAATAAAAAGAATATACACAACATTGGTTGTCATTTTAAACTCTTGAATAATAAATTTCGCAAAATCGATAAACATACATGGAATATAAAAAATAAAATAGACTAGTATACCCATGATTCCGGTTGAGGATTTCAAATAGTTACTGAATAAATAAAAAAATATTGCTAATGCTGCAATTACACCTAAAAACAAAATAGTATTCAATATATAGCTAAGAAAAATCACTGTTGGAGACGTGGCTTTTGTATAAAAATAGATCAAGGCACCTATAAATGTAATTGCTAATCCGATAGAAAAAATTAGTAATAATGAATTGTCACCAAAACTATTTCTGTACGGTATTACGTATGCTAAGATGGCTATGAGTGGTATAATAGTCATCATTGAATATAAATATTTCCGCGAAGTAAGAACAGATGCATCTGTTGATGCATAATAAAGAATAATACAAATTGCCATAATAAACCCATATAATGCACCATACTTCATAAAACAATTTCTATAGTCTTCATCATTCATTATCGTTGTAAATTGGTCAGTCATGAATGTATACAATTTGGTAAACGGGAGACTTATTAACAATGCCAACGTATTGAACAAATTTATAAAAAAATCACCTATGAAAAAATAACTTTGTTCTGTAGTAACAGTTATGAATATTGTGTATGCAACTATTAAACATGCTATTACAATACTTACAATAGACCATGCATCTAATTCCATTATTATACAATTTCCTTTATTATATTATAACATAATAAAAAATAGGTGTTTGTTCTAATCGTTATAGGTTCTCAATGGTTGTTTTTTTTCCATGACAATCACGACATAAAGCGACTAAATTATCTATATGGTTACTACCACCGTATTCTAGTCTTATTTTATGATCAACTTCGAACCACGCGTTTAATTGATCTTGACAATCGCCACATTTCCAATTTTGTCTTGCGGCTACAAATTTCTTTTTCGTTTCACTTACAGAACGTTTGTTCGACTTCTTCCCAGAGTTCATGATTTTTGCTTCAGATGCCATTTGATTATTATCGGGCATTGCTAAAACTGGGTAATTGAAGGCCGCGCCCGAACCTCCATCTAAGCTAGATATTTGGTTTGGAATAAAGTTATGTTTTGATGTAAAATCTAATATGGGTGATAACATCGCAGATGTTGCACCATCAATCGGTAAATATTTGACATAATCATTTGACGTCGTTAAAATTTCTTGTGCTCGAGCCGGGTTACGTTTGATTAATATATATATCATAAGTGCTCCAAATGCTATTCCTGCCATCTGATAATATTTCTTATACGAAAAAAGCATTTTCATGTATTTTCCTTCCGTATAAATATTTGCCATGAAAAAACCAGCAACAATAATAAGTAAGATTTCTATCCTCATTTGATTTATTATATAGCTATATTTTTTTGAAACAAAATATATAATATAATGAAAAATAATATAAAGAGTTATCCCAATATAATAATGGGGGAGGGTAATGTGTGCTTACATAAGTTTATGTAATATATGTAATTAGATAAATAGAACACATATACCCGGTTAGCTCAGTAGGTAGAGCGCTAGCCTTTTAAGCTAGTGGTCGTGGGTTCGAGTCCCACATTGGGTGAAACTATATTTGATTTCATTCAAGGTTAAAACGTTCAATAATAAAACATATTATTTCTTTATTTTCTGCTTTGTTAGCTCAGTAGGTAGAGCATATGGCTAATTTAATTACCGTTAGGTCAAAGGTTCGTTCATATTTTTCTGCTTTGTTAGCTCAGTAGGTAGAGCATACGGCTAATTTACTTACCGTGAGGTCAGATGTTCGTTCATATTTTTCTGCTTTGTTAGCTCAGTAGGTA